CCTTGTAAATCCAAAGGCTTCAGATTATATCCTATATTAGAAAAAACATATTTATGGTCCACTATTCCATTATAATTAGGAAGCCAGTTATCAAATCTATTACAACAAGTCCCTTCAGGAAGCAAATTAGCAGCCCCCACACAATAGCAATCCCGTCCCCACCATGCAAAACTTCGGGCTATAGACACAAACTTACTGTTATTAGAAGAAACTAGACCACCCTCTCCTGTAGAAATGTGGTGAGCGGGATAAAAAGAATGAGAAGAAGCAACCGCATATTCAGACAATAGTTTACCTCTCCACTTACTCCCCAAGCTATCGCAGTTATCTAAAAGTAACACAATATCCCGTTTCTCACAAATCCTAACCAACCTATCCATATCTACGGGATTACCCAGCACTGGAGAGAGGATTATAGCTTTAGTCCTTGGGGTGATGGCCGATTCTACTAACTCTAAATCAAAATTTAAAGTATCCAACTCTATGTCACAAAATATAGGTTTTAAATTGTTCTGAATTATGGGAGCTAATGTAGTGGGAAATCCTACCACTGATAAAATAACTTCAGCATCGTCCTCCCACTCAAAGAGTTTTTTAGCCGCCGCTAACATAACCAAATTTGCAGAACTACCTGAATTAACAGCTACAGCGTCCTTTTGGTTAAACACTCTACAAAACTTAACCTCAAACTTCCTTACCTTCTCCCCTGAAGAGACCCATTTTCCAAAAAGAAGAGAATCTATAGCAGCTACAAATTCTTCTTCAGTCCAGTACGGGCCTGAATAATAAACATAATCTTTTTCGGGATCAAACCCCTTAGAATGCTTATTATAAATTGATTTAAGAAAATTCTTCTCGGACGAAAAATCATCCACCAAATCTCTTATTTTTTTTCTTCTCTCTATTTCAGTATAGTGTTCCATAAAATTTACTTAACTATGAGAGAGTTATACAGTTCCCACTGATCAATACAAGAATCATGGATTTCAGGTGTCTTTGCTACGTTAAAAGTTCTACCCATAAAGGGGAGATCCTGATCAGGAAAATTAGATATATCATGCACATGCTGCCACTCACACCCCTTAGCTACAACACTACTCCATCCACAGGCCCAAGCTTTCAATCCCAACCCATGCTCATCTGCTAAGGGACCGTTTAAGAAGTTGTACCCTCCTATATCATTAATCATTTCTAATCTATAAGCCAATAAAAATCCTTTAAGAGTGGGTCTTTTATGCTCTGGTCGGCCTCCTATCTCTACCCCAACTATCCCTACGTCCTCCTCTTTAAATTCTTTAATCATCTTTTCATAAGTAGACGGACCCACTCGGCAATCGTCACTCAATGCTACCACAAAAGGAGACTCACATAAGTTAAATCCCGTATTAAATGCTCGGGCACACCCTATATTTTGGGACATAATAGCATAGCGAGTAATTCTCTTGTCGGAAGAGCAATATTCTATAATTTTTTGAGTATCCTCACCATAAGGGTTAACCACTACGCAGAACTCAGAAGGTAAATGAGTAGAGGCATATGCCTCCTCTACGCACTGTTGTAAATTAGATAAACTTTTCCATCCAGTAGTAAAAATAGAGTATTCCATTTAATTTTCCTCAGTATAAACTTCGATTTGTTCCTTTAGGTATCTGTCAAAAGAGATGTATTTATGTGCAATTTCAAAATTATTTTTAATAGCTTCTCTCCTACTATCATAGTCTTCGACGCTCAAATTATCCAACACTTCTTCAAGGTCATCTAAATTAGAAAATTCTAAACATCCATCTATATCGAAGAACTCTCCCACGTTCGTAGGGCTCCATACTATGGGAACTGTTCCCGTGAAAAAACAATTTAATAGTTTCTCATCAAAATAATTTTTACACCTAATGCTATGAATTACCATAGCATATCTATAATCTTTGAAAGCTCTAAAAAGATTTCCAGTAACTTTCAAATAAGCTCCTTTCAATGTCTCCGTAGATTCATTCTTATAGTCCTCATATAAATTTTTATAAAAAGGGCCATAACAATCCATCTTATTCCCATATTGCTTTATAACTTCATGCCTTAGTCTATGCCCTTCGGCCCACACCTTCTCACTCGCTACAATAGAAAGTGATTTACTTTTATTATATATTTTTATGTCTTCTTTTAAAATATATGCTCCTGCTAGGAATGGAAACAATCTAAATTTAGAAGAGATACTTAGAAGACGTTCATCATGAGTGAATATAGCGTCAAACTTATTTACTAAGTTTGGATTCTCCGCTAAAGCCATATAAGCATCAGGTTTAATGGATTTAGGTTCTATAAATAGCCCAAATTTATATTTAGAGGAGACCTGATCAACAACAGGATGAAGTATTAGCTCGTCTGTAAAGACTGTTGGCCCGTCAAACTCTAAAAGAGGAGGACGGATGTATTCTACATCATTGCAAGGTTGCCATCCGTTAAACCATAGATTACAGGAAGGATTATTAGTATCAAATAAATTAATTTTCATAGAGGTAACTATAATCCTTAGAAACTGCGTTAACTTTTCCTTCTTCGGTAAATTCCCCTTCTATACCATACAAACAAGGTCCCGCATAATGAATAAAATTAGCTTCATATCTGTGGTTATCTGAATCATATTCGCCCAAACTTATCCTATTAAAGGAATGATCTAAAGATTCATTGGGAATATTATATTTTTGAATCAAAGCATTAAAATAAGTTTGATCATTAAAATCATATATATTTTCACAATCTTTTAATGATAATAATTTTTCCTCATCCGTTATCCACGAACTACTATCCTTCCCGAATAGCATCACACCCATATTGTAATAAACATGTTTCTCTCTTTCATTCTTTTTCCAAGGGAAAGGCTCGTCTAAATTTTCAATAACTCTTTTAACGTAAGGGTCTCTATCCATAACGTCTTCATCTCCTCCGTATAAAGTTTTTCCCGTTATCCCTACCTCTTGGCTTTCATCGTAGCCATAATATTTCTCAGGATCAGGATACTCTTCAAATATATTTTTTGCATGAGGGGTAATTAAAACATCTGCGTCTAAGTAAAGAACCTGGTCAAAATCCTGGTCAAATAGCTGACGAATCTGTAGCTTCTCAAAGAAAAAGTTAGCGGTGGGATTGGGTCCGTAAGGCCACCCAGTAATCATCTGCTGGGATATGAAGTGCTGGATGTCGTACTTTTCACAATAAGAGTGTTGTGATTGTAAACATTTTTGCCAGTGGGGTCTAACTCCTCCAATACATAAATTAAAAATAGCTTTTTTCATAAGAAAGTTCCTTATAACTCAACACATTTATCTTCAAAGAATACATCATAGTAAGGTTTCCCCATGCGTAACTCATGATACTTAGCTCCCCACTTCTTCAATTGATCACGAGTTACGTCATAGCATAATTCATAAGCTTTATGTATATTACCTTTGGCTCTGGTCATGCCTCTTGCTGTCCAGTAAATAATAGTGTGCCCTTCTTCATATAATTCATTAATTTTATTTATCTTACTTAAAAAAGGATAACACTCTTCGTACTTACCCTTTGTGTCACTACAAATAGTACCATCAATATCCACAAAGTAAATCATTTTATCCATTCTCTAAAATCGTTTAGAAACTCTTCCACAGACGTATCGGTAGACGGGTGAATCATCATTTTCCTTATCACAGAAAATCCAGCGGTTACAATATGGGAACCAGCATCCCACGCATCGGATACGTCCTTTGCGCTTCTAATGCTCCCAGAAATAATCTCACAGTTAAGTTCGTTGGTTTCTATAAATTGACGTACCTTCTTAATAACCTCAATAGGATCTCCTCCGCAATCTAAAAGACGATTATAGAATAAGGATACATACCTAGCTCCAGACAAAGCAGCCATCTCCATCTGAGTTGCCGTGAAGCAACAAGTACAATTGACAGCTACCCCAGAGGAACTGAGCTTATTTATAATTTTTAACTCCTCGTACCCTACAGGAATTTTTATATTTACGTTTGTATAGTCGCTTTCCTTATAGATAGAAAAAGCCTGTTCATACATTTCAGAGGGGGTTTCGGCAAACACTTCTACACTTAAAGGGACCCTTTTGATCTCCTTACACAAAGAAACAATCTTCTTTATGTGCTTGATAAAATTCTCCTTCGGTTCCTTCGATAAAAGAGAGGGATTAGTGGTTACTCCTTCAACAGCACCTGTGCTTAACGAATTTTCTATATCATTTAAATTAGCGGTATCTATAAATAACTTCATTTTTCTATATGCCTATACTTTCTTCCATCTTCAACCAGATGTGAATCCGAATCATCATCCTTTGTAGAAACTTCAATAATTATTACATCTTCTTCTGCAATTCTCATGTGCATCAACCCCACTGGGATATGAAAGATGTCTCCCTCGTTTAAAATAACAGACTTATTTTCTGCTCTCCCAACCCGTAGCCCTACCTTAAGCCTACCCTTTTCAATGTAATAAGATTCTTCCTTCTTAACATGATACTCTAAGCTGCTTTGTGTATTTGCCCTCATAAAAATACGTTTTACCGTATAATTATCGCCCTCAAAAATAGTGTGCATCTCCCCCCAGTATTTTTTTATACTTTTCAGTGGTTTGCATACAGGAGGTAAAATTTGAATACCGTAAGATATTTCAGTATTATTGTCCATGCTACTTCGTTCCTCCGTGATTTTTAGATAGAAACTCATTTAAATCTCCCATATTAGGGGTTCTGGTTCCTATGTTAGTAGTTGATAGTGCAGCCCATGCGTTACAAAAAGCCAATGCTTCTATTATTGACAGGTGGGATACAATACATAAAGAAAAGGCAGCAAGAAAGGCATCCCCTGCTCCGCAAGGGTCAACGCACTTAGCCTTGTACCCTGCATGGGATATCTCTGTATTAAAATCAGAGAATGAACACCCCTCCGCTCCCAAAGTGGTACACCCCACAAAAGATTTTCCGTATCCCTCAGATTCCTCCTTATTCATGCACATATAATCAGAATTTTCAAATAACAAATATCTATTTTTTCTATCCGACATCTGTGAGCTAGATATGACGGGGATACCATAAGTATGAGCAGTCTCAATAATATAATCAACTTCCCCAAACATACCTAATCCATAATCAACAAGAACTACAGAATCTATATTTTTCATGTGATGCTCTATCGTTGGAATACGGTGAGAATAAGGTGTAGAACTAGTTTTATTTATTTGAAGATATTTATACCGTTCTTCTCCTTTAGTGGACCAAATTCTAGTTTTAACATTATTATCTGTATCCACCAAAAGGGGAGAAAACCAAAACTTATCGCTACTTTTTTTCCACTCTGTAAAATACCTTTTGTAACTATCATTTCCTAGAGGAGTAAGAAACCTACAAGAAGCTCCCAAGGCTAGTATATTCTCGACCACATTAGCGGCTCCCCCCAAACTTACGGATCTCTCAACTTCTTTCAGCTTTAGAGTTGGGGATTCCAAAGAGACCCCCACAGCTTCGCCAATAATAGTCTCATCAATGATACTATCCCCGATAACTAAAATATTTTTATTCTTAAAATTCATTATCGGGATGCTCATAGAGCCCATTCTCCAAAGTATCCAACCGTTGTATTTTACGAATTGTGTCAGTGGTAGAATAGTTCTGTACTAGAGGAAAAATATTAACTTGAACATCCTCAGGAATATTGTCACGATGGCGAACTTCGTCGGCACTCCATTCTCCTCCCTTCACAACAATATTGGGAGAAATTTTATTACGAACCTCTTTTAAATTACCATCAAAAATAATAACCTCATCAACTTCAATTAATGATTCTAAAAGTTTCTTTCTATTATCTTCGTTATTAATAGGTCTAGTTTTTCCTTTTAACTTTCGTACTGATTTATCACTGTTAATGGCTACTACTAACCTACCCCCTAACCTTTTAGAAAATTGCAGTAGCTCTAGATGCCCAGTATGGAGAATATCAAAAACTCCGTTAGTAAATATTATTTTTTGGGGGGAGTTATCTAATTTTGACAACCGTTTATTATGCCTTCCCTCCCCAAAGGACTCATTCAACCATATATCAACGATTTCCTGATTTGTATCATAAGAATTAGACCAGCTACCTAAACAGAGAATATTAGAATCATTATGCTCTCTACATTTGGCCGCAGTATCTATATTGTGAACTAACGCCGCCCTAACACCCTCATACCGATTAGCAGCAATACTCATGCCAACACCTGTACCACATAAAAGTATTCCTCTAAAAGAAGAATTACTGTTTATGATCTGACTAAGCTGTTTAGCATAGTCCGCGTAATCCACGCTTTTCAGAGTGTCATGCGGACCCAGATCAATTACGGTGAACCCCTTTGATTTTAGGCTATCGGATATTGATAGTTTTTGTGACACTCCGTTATGGTCTGCGCCTAAAATTATAATATTATTTTTCATGAAAAAAGTCCCTGTAAGTATATTGAGCTAGTTTAACTGGGTCAACAGTTTCGCACGAGGTGTCACAAGTAGCGGATAAATCTTCCCATCCTCTAAGCTTCTTCATCTGCTCCCCACAACGTAGGGTGCATTTGGAATGAAGGTCCCAATATAGAGTAGTATTTTTACTAGCGTAGTGATATAATTTGTTTATAGTTTGAGCAGCCAATAAGACTATATCCTTATCCTGAGAATTAAATATATGGTGCATCCCCCCATCAGCCAACACCGTAACTCTCGGCTTTGCAGCTTCGTAGGCAAGATCTTTCCACGGCATATGACCCACATGGACATCCCCAAAGTTTAAGAAATCTTTTGAGAACTCCATAATCTTAATATCAGGATCAAGTCGTTTAATCTCATCTACGAACTCTCTCCACGACCCTCCCTGATCTCCATTAAATCTGAATCCTTTTCCATCGCAGCCTGGATGGGCCGTAGGATTGGTCGGAGTGATTTTCTGTGCGGGTACAATGGCTAAAGTCTTCTCCTCTACTGGAGGCTTCTCTATAAATATTTTTGGAAAAAGATCAGTACCATCGTGTAGATATTTCTCTAACCCTAACTGGAGCACGGAATTCAAATATAGTAAATTTGCAGTAGGATGTTTGTAAAGATAATCAAAGTTATCATTCCAGTAGTCCCAGCAGCGCGGGTGACGCTCCGCAAAAAGAACAAACATATTTTCTGGTAGATTCTTCCTGCCGTTATTGGCCTCTTGCTTCCAAAAATCATAAGTACCAATTAAATTTTCATTGGGATTGGCTATCTCATCCACTAAGGGGTTATCCCTCATAATATCAACTAACTCACCTACAGTAATAACTACCAGTTTTGAGTCGGGGTACTCTTTCTTTAGGAGAGTGGGAGCAAAAGACCAATGTACAGAATCTCCCAAATTTTGAGGATAGAACCATCTAGGAATTACTAAATAAATTGTTTCCATTTTTATTTACTTCTCCTTAAAATACTTCTCGGGAGATCCCCTTGACCCATGCTATGCTCAAACTTTACAAACCCACCAGCAGGATTAAAAGGAATGTTTAGTGTGTCTCTAACCTCGGCTTCCAACTTCTCTCTTTCTATTACTAAATCATTAGCAGAAATATGATCAGTCCAAACATAAGATTTATACCCACCATCTGGATCTCCCTTATAATAGTCGGGTTCCTCTAAATAATTCAAATCCTTTTGGTACAATTTATCCCCCGTGCGGGGTTGAGTGTATACATAATAATCTTTCTCTTTAATAGCTTCATCAAAGTAAGGGGAACCTGGGTAAGTAGTTATGATGGTGCAATCAAAATCTTCTGGTTCGTTTTCAAGTAACCAATTCTTCGTATTCTCTATAGTTTCCTTACTCTCTCCCGCATGGCCGATGGACATGAGAGCTTTCACTTTTAATCCAGCATTCTTAGCGTACTGTACACACTTAGTGTTGGCAGCTACATCAGCATTCTTCTCTATGTTGGTCAGGATACTCTCGTCACCAGACTCAAATCCAGTTAAAAGCCATCGGAATCCTGCTGCATACATTAGGTCCGCTTGTCTCTGGGTGAATAATTCAGCCTTTACAAATCCTCTAAACATGAACTGTTCATTAACTTCTTTTTGTAAGGCAATCAACCTCTCTAAAAGAGATTCCCACTCTTTATTTACATTCAACTCATCATCATAAAACATAAAACCAGTAAATCCATAAGTATCATATAGATGACGAACTTCATCCACCACAGAATCAGATGATCGAGTACGAATTTTTCTTAAGAAAGGAGAATTTCTACCACCACAAAAGGTACACTTAAAAGGACATCCTAATTGACAAATTAAACTCGTAGCTTTAGCTCCCTCGATACTGTAATGATAAGAGTCCATATCCACTAAATGCCGTGCAGGAAGAGGAAGATCCTCTAACTCATCATTAGTAAGAAATAACCCGCCCTTGGGAACATCAGCATCCACTATACCCCTATCAGTGTCAAGAGCTTCAAAAATAGCTTTCTCCCCATCCCCAGCAACCAGAACATCGAAAGTATCTAACAACGCTCCAATATCCCGTGTGGCTCTTCCAGAAAACTTTTCTTTCTTTGCAGCAGAGTTCATAAGGGAGGGATGGGGACCTCCTAAGATAATTTTAGACTCTGGGGCAAGTTCTCGTATATTATTAGCTATCTTAAAAGCAAAAGGTATTTGAGGGGTGGTTGCTGTTAGACCAAAAGTTTTAATAAATGGATTTTGATTTAAATAAGTATCCAATACTTCTTCACAATTCTTTACCCCAGCTAAATCTAGAAAATCAACAAAATATCCCCTCTCCTCTAAAGCCGCTGCTACTTTTAGAATACCTATATGAAGAAAAACTCGTTCATCCAGTAAAAAGGGAGAAGGTGGAGTAATAAAACAAATAGTTTTATTTACTGATAACATCCAAAGCAGTCCTCACTTGTTCACTTAAATTTTGTTTGTGTTCGTTGTTCATATGGGATAAATTATAAACTAAAAGAATATCTTCAATAAACTCTACTTTAGAATACCCAATTTTTTCTAATATAGGAACAAAAATAACTACATCTGCTGCTGCTGTATAAAAATTACCTTCCTTATCCCTAAAATTATGATCTTCTATCAAATCCCATAAATGTCTTTTAAAGGTTCTTAGGTGAGAGAAGGGCCATCCATCTATAACCGCTTGGCGTGGGCTACCTGTGTACTCTCTGGCTATACATTCACCTCCTGTGGTAGAGCTATAACTTCCGTAGGTTAACCAACATTCTGTATCTTCGTAAACCTTATCTACTTTGGATAACGCATGTTCATTTATAAACCAATCATCTCCATCTAACTGAACAATTATATCTTCGCTGTCTGCCTCCGAATTTTCTACTCCCTTTTTATGATTTAAGGGAACCCCTATTCTTTTATCATTTTTAATTATCTTAAATCGTTCGTCACCGCAAATAGCCTTCTCAGCCTTTTCAACTGTGGCATCCATAGAATTATCATCTACTATAACCTGAGTAAAGTTAGTATGCGTTTGATCTTTAACTGATTGAATGCACTTACCTATCCACTTCTCAGCGTTATAGACAGGAGTTATAATTCTAAAAGTGTTTTCCATGATTCTAATATCCTATCTTCTTCCCAATACTCTGAATGTTTAGAAGATCCAAACAGGTCGTTAAAGGGAATTCCATGCTGTTCGCACTCATGCCTAACTAACCCATAAGTCTCAGCCCTACTTGCATGATAAACAGCATCAATCATGTTATACATAACTGTTTTATCGTCATACTTCCCTACTATCTTAACCCTCGTATTATTCTTTATTAAAGATCTAACCTGTTCTTGGTAATAATCTTCATCGGTTACGCTCCCAAAAATAAGGATTCGGGTGCCTTTCGGCTCAGAATCCAAGGCAGCTTGAATTGCCAAGGCCGTCTGCTTGTGGCTGTCAATGCTTCCTATTATACCCACAGCCCCTCGTTTATGTGAACCTTTTCTCTCACATTTATCGACAATATTAGGAATAACAACAGAGGGAGTATCAACATCCTGCCAATCTCTTTGCCACTCGGAGACAAAGTGTATAGTGTCCACAGATTGAAGGGGTTTCTCTTTAAGAGGAAATAATATTGTTTCGTGGCAAGAGAAGATCACCTTCTTTATTGGAATTTTTTCTTCTTTTAGGGGAACAAAGTGAGCTATGAGAGTATTTTCTTCATCTGTTATATCTAATCTAGAGGTGTTCGCAGATCTGCACTTATCCAAATGCCAGTTATGTGGGCCATAGAATATAGCATCAATGCCCGCCTTATTTAGCAAATTAGTTAGATTAATGAACGCAACGGTTGAGCCACCAGGGTTGGACCAACCAGATAATATCCTAACCATTCCCACTGAACGACCACTCCTTGTTATAGGTTGCTTCCTTGTGCCTCTCACTCAGGAGCTTAAAGCACTGCTCATACAGCTCCAGTCTGTGCTTTGCCACCTTATTGATGTCGAAGTATTCGTCCGTTATTTGACGTAGATTACGGCCCATCGTCTCAACGTGCTTGGGGTTTTTTATACATTTCGAGAGGATCTTAACCCACTGGCTTCTTGGGGCATCGGGATCTATTAAATACCCTGTCTCCCCGTTAACTATAGTTTCATCATAACATCCTACATTGGAGGCTATCAAGGGTACTTTATATCTCCCACACTCAGCTACCTTAATCTCACTCTTACTATCATTAAACGCATTCATCTGAAGTGGTGCTATTGCTAACTCCATGTTGGCATACATACTGCCATATCTATCTGGGGGAAGAGCTTGTCCTATAGACCAATTATTTGCTTTCTTAAACCCCCCAAGGAGTATCCTTTTATAGTTATCCCACACCTCGTTCTGCCATTCTTTGGCTTTGCCCTTCTCTTGAGGTGCAGGTGCGCCATAAAAATCCCACTGTACCTTTTCTTTTCCTACCTTTTGATTCACCGACCACGGTACCCCAGCAAACTCTTTAACGTCTTCCTCATGATGAATCCCACCTGCCCATCCTACCCTACTTACTCCCTTTATCTTTACTCGTTGCATGTTCCAACAAGGAAGAGTATAATCAATAGAATTTTTTATAACTGCGAGAACTCCTCCTACAAAAGACTTAACTCTCTCAGCAAATTTCTTCTGCGTCACAGTAACGAGGTCAGCATTGAAATACATCCATTTAGTTATTTCATATAAATTCTTTTCTTCATAGGTTTGTTTTAATCTATGTCCTTCGTACAACTCGGTAAGGAGATCATCGGTATCAAAATGAACAAACTTACCTCTCTGCTTTGAGATTCCTATAACTCTCGCTGTGTAGGGGCCACCAAAGTTAGAAATATTATTTATAAGAACTATATCGGCCCAATCTATATCAGGATAAGGTGCATCATCTGTTGGCATCTCTCCTGTTTCCATATTTAGTTGTAGGGGATTTTGAACAAGCTTAACTTCAACTTTGTCTGGGTATAGTTGGGCTAGTTTTTGTAATGGCATGATAAGACGATAGTAAGCACATCCTCCTTCGTTTGCATAAACACCAAGGATTTTAAGTTTGTTCATTTGTTTCTCTAATAAAAAAAGGAGGTAGTTTAAAACTACCTCCTTATTATAGATGGGGTCAATTAAGGTTGTACTAATTTCTATGGGTCTAAATTTTTAGGAGGAACAATATAATAGCCTTCGGGGATAGCTACGTTTTTGTCTGTTAGAACCCACTGTCCATCTACTTTTACATAAATTTTTCCCTCAACGTCTGGTCCAATCCTTGCGATTGATCCCGACTCCACGAATATCGCTCTCGTGCTTCCGCACCCTATCATGCAAAGACTTGCTGAGAATAGGATCAGCAGCATCAGCCTTTTTCCCCGTGTCGGGAGCTTCGATTTGAGCGACGACAGTAGGTATAATAGCTTTGAATAAAGACGAGATAAGATCAATGAGCCACGCCACATTCTAATCCTCACTGCTGTCTGTTATAGCGGGACCAACATTAAACCAAGTCCAAGGCAAGACAATATTAAAGTCTGCCCATGACCATTCATGTGTATGGAGATCCCCTAAAAAGGGCATATTAAACTGGGGAGCTGCGTCTCCAGGAATAATATCTACAACCATATCATCTACGGCTTCTACAACCACAATGGGTCCAATACCTGCACACGCTCCAAGACTGAGCATAGTAAACATAAGGCTAACAATCAAAAACTTCTTCATTTCTTATCTCCTTGAACTATTCGAGCCACGAGACCTTGAAGCTTGGGCATACCCCAACTCACCAAAAGCTTATACGCTGGTCCCTTTGCCATTGCAAGGGCGTTACTAATAGCAAGCTGCTTTGCTTCTTCTCGTTCTTCTTCAGTGAGCTTGCCATCTGCGGCTGCTCTTTTACGGAAAGCTACAAACTCATCACCAGTCTGGGCAATCCCATCCCGAAGAGCGTCGATAGCCACATTCTCAATTCCTTGTTTTCGTAACCAACTATAAAATAATCCTAGGCACCAAACAAGACCCGTGCCTACAATACCCCACACTGCTTCGCTCAGTGCTAAATTTTCCCAAATACTTGCAAAATACATACTAATCTCCTAGCTTTGCATCTTGTTGAGGAATTCGTCATCAGAACCCTCAACATTAGGCGTATCTGTATACGCCGTTCCCCTCAAAGACGGGGGAGTAATTTCGTCTACAATATTTACTACATCATCATATTCTTCAAGCTTCACAAGTCCGTGAACATCATGAAGAGAATCCATCCACTCTGCTATTTCTGATGATTTACCTGCTTCCGATGATTTTGGACGAGGTTGAGATTGATCATACTTAGGCCATTGCCCTTCCATGATCTTGATAATCTTAAAATCGTGTCCAACAGAGAGGTCTGTAATGTCACCATAATCTTCGTCCAGAATAGTATTAAGAATCTTTTGGAACAACATGATCCCAACAGAAAGGATCTTAACCTTCGCTGATTCCCTATCTACAACATTCATGTAGTAGCGGGAACGAGGCTTAATCTGTCGAGCAAGGGTCTCATCATCAGTAACCCCCGTCTTCCACAGACTAAAGTAAAGATCGCAAAGGGGGCATTTTTCCCCATGGATCTTTCTACAGTGTACGTTTCTTATTTTGTTATCGTTGGCTGTTACTCGATGAATCTTAGTTTCAGCGTAAAAAGGGGTATCCTCGTCCTTTCCTGGAAGGATGCGAACAACATTGTTCCCCTCCTGAATCTGAAGGAAGTTGTCTAAAAAGGAGGAGTCTCCTCCTTGGCTGGGGTTTGAGATCTCAGCGTGTTTGCGCCTGATTGCTTCGAGGTCGATTGACATGTTATTTCTCCTGTTAAAAGTTATTTATATGTTATAGTCGAGTTTAAGTAGGATTTAACTATAAAGTTTGGTTTCTGATCTATTATTTGCGGATAGTTGGACTAAAATGTCCTTCTTATGTTCTAATGAAGTTACTAAGCCCTTTACCATTAGGTACTTATGGGTAGCTTCAGTAACCTTTCTTTCCATTTCTCTATATTCACTATCAGTGAATACAATGTCATCCAAATCTTTCGCTGTTAATTTTATTTTAGTATTTTCTTTACTTTCCTTTCTAAGGAAGGAGCCTAAGTAGGTAAGTTCGTGATTGGCTTCATCAAGCTCCTTTTTTGAAAGGGCAAGAAGGGCCATGCATTGCTGGAACACAGCAGGGTGCCCCATAAGCTCACCACTAAGGTTGTCCTTATCAACCTTACTGAGTTGTTTTCCGATAAACGTAAAGTTTTCCCAAGTAAAAACTTCATACGCCTCTATTAAGTTATGCATCAATGTCTCCGAATATAATGATGGTGGTGAACAGGTACTACAGGATAACACACAGTACCTGTTGGAACCGTGTATATCCGTACTGGTTGGTGCCTTCTCACGGGTTTAATCGTGACATTGCACCCACTCATTATAATCGAAGTTAACAAAAGTGCAAACAAAATCTTTAATTTTTTCATCACGGAACTAAACTGTAGGTTACATTACCTGCGCCTAACGCAGTGGCCCCAGAAACGACCAAATTATGTCCCACCACACAAGTACCTATTCCCGTAATTGGGGAACCTGTCTGAGTAAAAGGGGCCGCTGCGTTGGTGTCCGCTGTTATAAGTCCAGTAAGAGATGTTCCTGCTACTATTGTTGTAGAAGAAGAGGCTAACTCTGCTGTGCCATGGTCCCCTAATGAGATAGTGTAAGAAAGAAGTTTAATTTTTCTCCCATCTCCTGGGGAGCTAACAATCGTGGTTGCTCCCGTAACCCCAGCGGTGTAACTAAATGTAGCTGTTTCTACAGCAGGGACTCCCGCATGTTTTGTGGCACTTCTCGTACCATCTACTGACATAAAACTCATGTTATTCTTTCCTTTCTAAAATTAGCTCGAATAATTCTTTGTTTAAAGCAAGAGCTGACATAAGCCCTCTACTAACGCCCAATGTTAAAAACTCATTGCTTGCGTTAGGTATATACCCTTCGGGACAGTTATCTCCTAACTCTCCTTTCTCGTGTCCACCAAACCCACATACTTCCAGAAGAACATGTGTTATTTCGTGAAGCACCGTCTCTATCGCTGTCTCTGTGTTTGCAGTTGATTGAAGAAAAATAGTACAATCATCAAAATCAGTAACCCCCCAGCAAGCACAACCAGTATCTGCCAGATGATCTTTAACAGTTATCTTAAATTTACGGTACCCTGCGTTAAAGTAGAGGCCATCTATCTTTTTTAATAAATTACATTTCTTCTTCTGCGTCATCCTCTTCGCCCTCTTCAATTCTAAGCGTACTATAGTTTACGTTGAGGGGAACCGTAAAAAATGCTCTTCCGTTTCTAACTTTCATAGCATATAAACGCATCATCCCCTCGTCATACTCTTCTCTATTCTGATTTAGGGACACAGCAAGATCTACAGGTCTTATCTGACCGTAGGAGTCTCCTAACTCTGAGTCCGTAATTAATCTGACATTTCGTCCTTGGCGGTTTGTTTGGGTAGCTGTCCAGACCACGCAACTATGCTCCTGAGCTAAACCTCGAAGATCTGTCACTGTTTGTTCCATTGCTTCGTACTTCGCCATATTTTTATCTGATATTTTAAGAAGACCAATATAATCTACTATGATCACATCTGGGATGAAGTTTTCATGGTTTCTAAGTATATTTAAAAGAGATCTAATATTAGAAACATTGGTTACTCCCGCAGGAAGTTCCTTAATAACTAAGTCTCCATTAGAAAACTTCTCCTTAAAAAGATTTAACCTCTCCTTTACCTTCAAAAGAGAAGTAGGATTAGTTTTCATTATTCTTTGGGGGATAAGAGATGCTATTGAGTCCAGCCTTTGGGCTACTCTGTCTTCACTCATTTCAAGAGAAATATATAAAACCTTTCTATTTTCCATTAATGATTGAACACATTGGTTAGCCAAGTAAAGACTTTTACCCACCCCAGGAGGTGCTACCACCATCCCAATCTCTTTTCTCTGGAGACCTCCTTCTATGGCTTGGTTAAGAGTTGGAATCATAGTCTTAAACAAGTCCTTTTGGTCCTCGGACAACTCGTACAGCCTCTTAAATCTATCTGCTATATCACTAAAATAGTTTTGTCCCACATCTACTTCTCTTGAGACAGTAAGAGCTTCCCTAATGTTGCTCTCAATGGCACCATAGTTCTCACTTTTAAGATGCAGAATACTATTCTTAATGGCTCCTTTAAGAGCTTCCTTTTTAGCAAAATCTTCAATAAGATCTAAAATATATTCCTTATTGTTTACGGACTCGGGATCTATAGCATTTATGTCCTCCAACTCCTCTGAGAAATCGGAGATTCTGCCTTCTTCGCCTATATCTTTCCTAATATCTTCTACGATAAAATCGTCTGTTGGAATGGATAAATACTCATCATAATGAGTGACAACTGCCTCATAGATCCGAGCATGGGTGGGGTATTCAAAGTATTCCGACTTAACCAACGAGGAGATCTGGGTGAAGAAATCATGGTCACTTTTTAATAAATAAATTATGCCTCTTTGTACATTAGAGGAGAATGGGTACATTATTCAAATCCTTTTTTGTCGGGGGTTGTCATTAAATCTACGTTGGTTTTTTTCTGTTTTGCAGGGTCTATATCTGAATGTTTATATATTGTTTTAGCAACCTCTCTGTATTTAGATGCGTTGTCGTGTATTATGGATTCTTTATCCTCTCCTCCTCTTTTCTTAATTTCACCCTTCGCCTCTAAAACCTCTAAATCAGGAGTATACACCTTGTAATTCTGGAAGCCCGTTTCCATTCTTTTCTTTGAGGACTCTTTTGCTCCCTCAATAAATTCATCACACGCTCCCTTTGCGCTAGCATGAGAAATAGTGTTTTTACCATAATCATTACAGTAAAAACCAGCCCCCACAAACCTTAAGGCTGGGGCATGAAATTCCCTATAGCCCAGCTTTTTACACTCTGGGCATTTGGTTCTTTTGGGGGCTTTCCCCATTTTACACTCACGCTCCCAGTAAACCTCACAGTTATCACACGACCATGTATAAATAGGCATAATTATTCCTCCCCCTCTTTTGGTAGAGGTCGCCGCTGTTCCTTTTCACTACTATACTCCTCATCCTTTTCTTTATCCTTACCCACATTCACCTCCTGCCAGAGAACAAGAATCACCTGATTGATTTACTTGTTCTCTGTCGTCCTCTTCTACCATATATTTAGCTATGTTTTCATCAGTTAGAGGAATAGAAACTAAAGGTTCTTCCCCATAACTCCCAGCTCTATAAACGGTTAATCCCTTAAGATATGGAGCATAATCCAAAGCAAAAGTTTTAACATCCTCAGTAGTAGCCGTATTAGGTAAATTAATAGTTTTACTTATACAACTGTCGATATACCGTTGTATAGTAGCCTGAACCTTGATATGGTCCTCGGGAGAAACGTCATAGGCTCCAACGAAATTAGTTAGATCTCGCTTCTCTCTGTAGTATTGGTTAAATAGGGGATCTACTACTAACTTATCTTTCCAAATATTATTATGTCTCCACCTCCTATGATACATAGCAGAAAAAATGGGTTCAATTCCACTAGATACCCCCATAAGCATAGAAATTGTACCAGTAGGGGGAATCGTAAGTAGCACTGCGTTTCTAATTCCATATCTCTTAATAAGCATTCTAATTCTAGCAGGAAGATTTCGTGAATACTCTTCAGATAAATACTTCTTGTACTCGAACTCTGGGAATGGGGCTTTATCTCGTGCTAGATATATGGATTGCTTGTATGCCTCGTCTCTGATTGTGGAGAAAAGCCTATCCAAGAACTCCAAGCATTTCTCACTCCCATACTTTATCCCAAGTTTAATTAAAAGATAATGAAGACCCATGACACCCAAGCCGACCCGTCTTGATCTGTGACCTACCAGCTTACAGTCCTCAGTGGGAAAAGTATTAATAGTTAAAACATTATCTAGAAATCTAACGCCCGTCCTAACAGATCTGGCGAGTCTTTTCCAGTCTACGCCCCCAATATCTTCGTCGTACATATTAGATAGATTAATATTTCCTAAGCAACAATTCCCATACGAGGGGAGAGAAATCTCTCCGCAGGGATTAGTGGCATCTAGCGTTTCAAAATAAGATACATTGGTATACTTATTAGCGAGATCAATATTATAAACGCCAGGATCGCCAGATTCCACAGAGTTCTTCCAAATAAGATCCCAAAGTTCCGATGCTTTAATGTCATTCTGCCCAATAGCCTCAAACGTATCCCTCCAATCTACTTTGTAGAAGTTTTCGGCCCTATCGAGAGCATCATCTCGGTCTAACCCCGACACCTTAATTACTTCAGCCGCTCCTTCGTCTCCTTTTTCATGTCTAAGGATATCGTATGTGTGGTACTCTTTATTATTAAAAGAAAAGAACCAATCTTCATCTAACTCCACCGCCTCAAGAAATCTATTGGTAATGGCTACAGAGATATTAAAATTATTTAACTCCCCTCTATCTAGCTTAACATGAAGAAATTCAATGAGGTCAGGGTGGGAAATATTTAGGATGCCCATCAAGGCAGTGCGTCTGTTCTTACCCGCTCTAACATGCTCCCCAACCTCATTAATCATTTTGAGAACAGAGACAGCTCCTGGAGCTGAGTTTGCAACGCTCCCAATGTCATCTCCTCGTGGACGAATCTTAGAGACATTAAAACCAACGCCCCCGCCAGCACAAGAAATTTTATACATATCTTGTATTGTTTTACCGATAGAATCAACTGAGTCCTCTGGAACTATGACGAAGCAGTTTAAAAGATTTTGTGATCCTTTATTTCTTCCAGAACCATAAATGATTCTACCGCCTGGAATTAAGTCCCCAGAGGAAATAGCTTCATAAAACTTCTTTTCTACCTTTTCCTTGTCTGCGTCTTTCTCTGCGCTTGCAATGGTACGAGCTATAATTTTGGCACGTTCTCCCCAGCTCTTCTCTCCTGGATATGCGTATCTCGTTTCAAATATTTCTTGACCTAGTTCACTGAGCTTTGCAATCGCCATGTCGGACCTTTCTCATTATTTTAGATTCTCCTTGGTCCTTGATTATAGTGATCCTTGGGGACGAATCCAGTAAGGTTTTCAAATGTTTGTTATGGGTGATAACAAATATATTTTTAGTTTTCTTTATTTCCTTCAATAAGGCATAAAGACCATAAATACCCCCTTCGTCGAGATTTTCTGCTACCTCATCAAAGAAGATGATGTCTAACTGATTTTTATCGGTAAAAGAAAGAAGATCTCTTAGGGCTAAAAGTACGCATAAATTAATCTTTCTTTTTTCACCACCAGACAAAGATATATAATGAACTTCTTCTTCTGAAACCATAATTTTTTCGGACAATTCTTCATTAAATTCTAAATAATATCCCTGATTAGTTAGAAACGATAGATAATAATTTATCTTATCATTAAAGAAGGACAATACGTTGCGTATTATGTACTTTATGATGCCTTGTTCAGAAAAAGCCTTCTCCCAAAAGCGCATAATCTCGTATTTTTTATTAGATTCAATTTTCTTATTTTGTGCGTCTGCTATCTTCTCAGCTAAACTCTCTATTTGTGTTTCAAAAGAGCTTTTCTGGAGTACGAGTTCTTTCAATTCCAAAACAGAAGAGTAGTCCATAGACGTTATGGGGTAAGGCTCAGGAATTGAGACACTATCCCTTCTTTCCTTAAGAATCTTTATATTTTCTCTCTTATCTTCTATATTTTTCTTGTTCCTATCCCAATAGGTTTGGGGAAGTTTTTGTCCACATCCCTTACACTTGTTATTCTTTGCCTGAGCCAGCAGGTCATCCAAACTTCTAATTTCTCTATTAATATCAGAAAGTAAGGTTGCTTTTTTTCTGTTAGCATCAGATATAGCACGTTCGGTTCCTAAAATATCATCTAAAGATATATCCAAGTACTGTTCATACTCCGCTAAGTACTGATTATTCTCGCTATTAATTTTAGAAAGATCTCCCTCCAAAGAAGACTTAGATTTTTCAAACTCTTTAATTAGAGAGTCCTGTACCTTTAGATCTCCCCAATATACAGATTTATGATATTTTATCTTGTCCCTGAGACTAAAAATTTCTTCTAGATTAAGAAAATTTCTAAGTATGATCCTTTTATCATTGGAGTCTGCGTCCAGAAAATTAAGAGTGTTGGACTGTCCGAAGAACATGGAGGATAACAAGATCTTATAATTAATATTTAGAAGATCATCAATGTAGGCTTGGGTCGAAGAAGCGTGATCTTTTGTACAGTTCTCTCCGTCTATAAATAATTCAAGTTTAGTTGGTTTTTTTGACCTTCGTATCATTATCCCATTATCGAGAAAAATCTCAACCACACATCCCCGTTTGTTTTTATTATTTACAATGGCAACTTCAGTGCTTTTCCTAACCGTCTTCCCCGTTAATCCAAAGAAAACCGCCTCCAAAAGGGCAGACTTCCCAGACCCATTAGACCCAGAACTATCTTTATTAACACCTTTTATCAATGTTAACCCACTGTAATCCTTAAAATTTAACTCGGTATCAACAAACGAGTAAAAATTCTTTATAGATATCTTTTCAATCCTCACTTTTCAAAACCCCCAAACCCCACATAATATCCTCTTTATCGAGGGATGAATTATGCTTATCCACGTAATTTTCGATTATTTTATCATTTATGGAAAAAAGCTCTTTTGTTGGCTCATATTCACTCTGGGACTTGGTGTCATGCTCCTCCATAGGAACGAATTTAAAATCCGTATAAAAGGTTTGGAGCTGTTCCACAAGGTTACTGTCTATCAGGTCATCCTTACCCAAAGAAACCCTCAGAAGCGTTGAAAAGTTTTTATCGTTTATTAAATCCTTATAGATTTCAAAGCTTTCTTCCAGTTCTTTATATTTTACTACAAGGTGTCTAGGGCCAGAACGAACTTCCTTAAAAACAAAGATGTCTTCATCCTCATTCTTAATCCCATAAAAACAGATTCTTCCCTCCTCCCCAAAATTGGTAGAATAAGGGGTTCCTACAACAGTTATCTCATTGTCTCCATTCCAATTGCTGTAGTGCTTGTGGATATGACCCAAGTACGTCCTATTATTAAACTTATTTAAACCGATACTAAAATCCTTATCCCCCTGAGAGTTCAAACAGCCAGCAAACCCAAAATGACCAAATATGGAATACCCCTTAGGGGCAGACTCTAAAGCCTCAACAATCTTATCTTGGTTTTCGTAGTGGGGAATATAAAGTCTCTTGCTCTTATGGCATATATGGGTGTGCTTTATTATCTTGCAATAAGGTCCATCAAATACAGACAGGATTGTGGAACCATTGTCTGATTTGTTGCTGGCGCAGTGGTTGCCTCTAACTATCACTACTTCTATCTTCTTCTTAGTTGTATAATCTAAAAGCTCCTTGAGCTTAAGCACGGGATCTGGGGCTGGTTTTCTCCGATCCAATACATCTCCAAGAAAAATTATCTCATTAGGGCATTCTTTATTAATTATTTTTAAGATAGAAGCAATTTGGATATCCATAAGATCTGTTTTCTTATCATGTATATGGAGATCCCCAATTAACAAAGTTCTTCTACTCATAAGGTACCCCATTTCCGAAGGAAGAACCTACCTCTATGTCCACGGTTAGTGGAACATCCAAATTAATGCCTAAGGATGCTTTCATATAGTTACAATTAACCATTTCATCTTCTATTATAGAACACACCTCAGGGGTCTCCGCTTTTGGACAAATGAACTCCAAGCTATCGTGAACAGTTGCTTGGAAAATAGCCTTAAGACCTCTATTTTTTATAGTGTCAACTATGCCCAAAACGGCGCACACCAAAACATCAGAGGCTGCGCTCTGTACGGTAAAATTTAAGCCCTGTCTATTAGCCCTGTTTCTTATCTTAGGAACGCTGCTCTGTGTGTCGGGGAGATTTCTTCTTCTTCCAAAAATAGTAGTTATATAACCGTCTTCTTCTATGGCTGCGGTTGTCTGTCTCATGTACTTAAATACGCCAGGAAATACAGTAGCATATTGAGAAATTATATCCTCCGATTTCTTAAGGGGGATATTCATCGTCTCAGATAAATTAAAGGCTCCTCCACCGTACACAATGAGGAAAGAAACGGTCTTAGCTATCTGTCTTTCTTCTGTGGTGATCTTTTCCTCTGGTTTTCCGAACACGAGACTGGCCGTATGAGTATGGAGATCCTTCCCCTCTATAAAAGCACTCTTCATACCTTGCTCGTTAGCTATGTGTGCCAGTATCCTAAGTTCCATAGCGTTATAATCAGAGGTAATAAAGTCCCAGCCAGCGGGAGCTACAAATATGTCCCTTATATTATGCTCTTTGTCTCGGGGAAGAGTGTGAAAGGAAATCCCCATACTATTTCCCTTATTCCCAGAATACCCAGTACAGGAGAGCCTCCCTGTTGCTGTTCCATCCAAATTAAAGGACACATAGACTTTATTCTGATCATTATAAGTGATAGCCTTAGTGGTACCCATAATGTAAGTCTTATAAAGCTTTTCTAACTTCCTAAGCTTAAGTAAAGTCTCTATGAAGTCTCGGGCTTGAATAAGTTCCTCAGTTGTTTTACTTTTAACAACAGAGTCGCTTATTTTTTTACTCTCGTCCCTATGTTTCCATTTACTTCCCACGAGAGCTAATCTCCTTTTTGATCTGATTCAGCAGGATGTCTAAAGTGGGTTTGCTGACGGAGGGTAAGCCCTTGTCTGTTTTGTCAGGAGGATATAAAGCAAAGCCCTCTTCCTTGGTATAAAAAACTTCTCTTAGGTCCTTGGTGCTAGAGAGATTCTCCTTCACGTTAAGTTGAGGAAAATCATACATGCTGTCGTGTATGTCAATGACAGAATTATTTAAACTTCTAGCTACTTCTTTAAGCCTCTCTCTTGAAACTATTAAACCCTCGTACTCTGGCTCCATGAAGACCGTATTGGCAGGAGCTAGTACGTTCTCATAAAAGGGAAGGACTCCCATATCGTCTAACATAGTATAAAGTACGAAGAACACTTTAAGAGTGTAATGAGAATCCATTGCATTCCCACGCAAGCAATCAGGGAGAGGTATATTTTCCCAATCAAAGTTTTTATTTTTTACAGTTAGGATACTACATCCTCCTCAAGTTCCTCTGGGAAGTACATGTTCACCAAGTCGGACAAAGATTTCGGAGCATTCTCATTTATGAGATGTTGCATTACTTTAGTATCCCACACATTAACAGCACTTACTCCGTATCGCCACAAAAACTTCAAATCAAACTTAGCATTTTGAAATACTTTCATGTTATTTTTATTAGAAAGGATCCTTTCTATGGCATCCCACGGAGATAGCTCGGGAGAATTTTTATGATCTATGGGTATAGCATAGGTCCCAGACTCATGAGAAAATGCGATGGTCTGGATCTTGTCTCTTTTAAAATCTAAACCCGTTGTTTCTATATCACATGACACGGGGGTATCAGTGGTGAACAATGGTTTTAGAAGATCAAGCTTAGTGTCTGAGTCTATTATCTCATAACTAAAATCACTTTTAGCTTTCTTTTCTATAACTCTAGATATGGAGTTTCTTATATCCAGTTCAAATAGGTATCTGTGGCGAGGTTCTATGATTACCGAATAGGGGTGGAACAGGGGAACCACAGTACACTCAAAATCATCATGAACAAAAGGAAATAGGGTTCCTCTCTTTGAGGCAATACCACTTTTCTTTATAAGCATCTTCATAGCAAGGTTGCCGCAAACAAAGACCAACTTCGGTCGTAACTTTACCACTGTCTTATACAGATGCTCCCTACATAAATTCATATTGGCGGGAGGCATGTCTGCCTCTTTCACCTTGGGACACTTGACAGATGCAGAAAAGGAAGTAACTTTTTTGTACTCTGCGGGTAGAATTTCATGTATTAGCTTATACTCTTTGTGATTGAAAGGGTAGGGTTCTCCATACATGTAAGTAAAGGAATCGGCAAGGAATAAAATATCATATTCCCTTCCCACCTTTTCATGATCTAAATTACAGTGGAAGGGTTTTGATTGTTTAAGAATAGAACATCCGTCACAACCCTCAGGGGCTTCTTCATCAAATAAATTTTGTAATTCAATCATGATCTATAATATATTATGAAAAAAAAGAATTATATAGATAATAAGAGATTTGAGGCTCTCATCTTATTATACTTGGATGACCCTAAAAATCACGAAGAGGAATTAATAAAATTATTCGATGTTCTCATATCAAATATAATTGAAGGTTTTAACTTCTGCGTGGATAGGGAAGACGCAAAACAAGAGTGCTTCTTTTTGATACTAAAGACACTGAAAAATTTTAAGAGCGGAAAGGGGACTGCTTTCAATTACTTTACTACTGTTGTGGTGAACAACTTAAAACTAATCTACACTAAAAATAAAAAATACAAGGAAAAAATAGAAAACTTTACAAGAGATATCATGGGACCGAAACCCCCAACTTTTTATAAATCATAGGAAGATAATAATCTATCTCCTTCTTCCTTCTCCGAACACTCACCAAACAAGGCACCTGAGTTGTATGACAAGCAACAAAAGCATGAGGTGTTTCAAAGCTATCAACAACATTTAATTTCTGGTGGAGCTTGTGATTCCCGTTCTCTATCTCATTTATAATATCCATGCATACTTTGTCGTGGGATGAGATAAAAAGGAAGGTGGCATCATCAGCATTCTTCATGCTTTTTCTCAACAACTTATTAAAGTTGTTTTCGGTTTTTATAAAGTTTATCATTCTTCAACTACTTCAACACCGCCTTCACCCTCTACCTCTTCATTTCCGCTAAAGCCAGTGAGCTTTCCATCCTTATCGAATTCAAAACCCTGCTCTTCGTACTCTTCTCTATTAGCTTCCATATGCTCAACATATTTTGCCTCGATCTCCTTATGGTAGGCTTCCCAACCTTTCATAAATAGTCCCTTAAAGAATGTATCGTTAGAAACATCTTTAGGTTTGGCTGAACCTAAGAAATTTCTTAGGGCTTCTGCTTCTTCGGTGGACAGTTTAACTTGTATCTTCATTCTATTTCTACTCCGTTCTTTTAAAGAGGTCTTCCAATTTTTCATATTGGGGGTATATTGTACTTTACTGTTCATATACTATAATAGTCTGGAGGACTTAAAATGTTTGACGATTATGACCTGAAAAATCTACAAAAAGAAAAAAAGAAGAAAACTAATAGTAAGGCTAAAGGACACAGGTTTGAGAGGAAAATAGCCTGTATGTTGAATGATAAGTTTGAAACCAAGGAATTCTCTAGAACCCCTGGCTCTGGGGCATTTGCAACCACACATTCGTTGCCTGAGTACCTTAAAATTTATGGGGATTTAATAGCACCTAAATCCTTTAAATATTGTATCGAATGTAAAAAAGGATATAAAGGAATAAAGATAAATCATATATTTGATTATAGAAGCCTACTCTGGAAATTTATAGAACAATGTGAAAATGATTCAAAAAAGTGCGATAAAAGTCCTATGTTGATCATACAGCAGGATAGACAGCCTATTCTAGCCCTAGTAAAGGATGAATTGCCTAAAGAAGAAGCAATAGATCATATTAAATTTAATGAATATAGAATTGTACTATTTAGTGAGATACTAGAAAAATGGGACAAAGGCCATTGGTTTAATGAGTAGCCAGTAACTCTTGTATTAATGTTGCTTGTGCCTTTAAGAAGTCTGTCATTAAGTTGTCCTTATTTTCGGATACATTCTTTTTATCTTTATAAAAATGGGTATTATAAGCATTCTTTTTATTTACTTCTATCTTGCCGTTTTTTAGTATCTTAATAGAAAGTAAAGATTTCCCCTGTGCTCTTTGCCCTTTAGGGAAGACATTAATAGCCTTTCCCCCTGGTTTCATATGAAATTCAAGTTCCCCGTTACCAATACCGTCTAGTATATTTTTTCTAAATTTATCATCGGATTCCATTATGGTTTCACCATCTAATTGATTCCATACATTCAATTGAGGTGTTGCAGCAGTACCCCCTAAAACAAACATTTCTGCTCCTATGGCTTTAAATAAATCAGGATTATAGAATTTTCCCCCATTATTTAACAAGCCCCGCATATTATTTGCTAAGTTCTTTGGCTGTGCTCTCTTCCAAAAATCTTTAACTTGAGTGAGGGTAGCCCCTGCTCCTTTTGTATTCTCCCTTTTTTTAATTATCCCTGCACTTTTAATCTGGGAAATTACCTCTCGTCTGTGTCCCTCGTTTTTATAGTCCCCAGAATTTAGGGAGTTAAATGCCATACCTCCCATACCAAGAACATTTTTCTTTGGCTGAGTTTTAAGCGACACCGATAATATGGTAAATTTCTTTTCCCTCCCAGGATCACCAAGACTACCATCACTTTCAAAAGTTCCAGGAGGGAAGTCTTCAGGTTTCATTTCCCCACTACTAATTAATTCATCTACAGTTTTTTCTTCAATAACCTTCGATACGTCAATACCGTTCTTTTTAAGATTAGCCCTCACCTTATTAATGTCCCCATGATCCAAGGCATAAGATACATCTCTCTTTATTCTTTCTCCCTTAGTGGATTGGGCTATTTCTCCTACGGTAAAGCTAAATAAAGGTGAGACTCCTTCCCCCAAAATACCTTGAACAGCTTTAGATCGTAAAATCATAAATGTTGCAAAAGCTCTTTTTCCATCTTCTTCAGATGCCAAGGTTTCAATAAAAGATTCAGCTACCCCCTCATCCCCAAATGAATCGGGATATGAAGTACGAAGTTCTTCTATAAGATTTGTAGTTAATTCTTCGTCTGATAGGGAGCCCAAAGTGTCTATACCCTCTCCCCCCATGCTAGCAATACCCATTCTCAGGGATTCTGATAGCTGCTGTGCTGATAACTTTGTAGTAGCGTCACCCCACAGGGCTATCATTCTACTAAGTTGGAAATCTCTTCTATCCTCTAAAATCTTTCTTTCGTCACTACCTTCTTCACTTGCGTTTATCCCATCTATTAAAGAGAAAATAGTTGCTACAGTACCAGCCCCAGCCATAACTGCTTCATCGGCCTTACCTCTAGTATCGGGGGCTATTGCTCTATTTATTGTAATGTCATCAAAACCGCCAATCTCGAAATCCTCACTATTTTCTGACGGACTTACTCCCTTATTCCAAGAGTTAATAGATGTTTCAAAGGTGTCAATAACTTTATTCATCCACTCAGTTTGAACTTGGTGGGAGCCTGATTGCTTCCCAAAAAGTAAAACTTTATAAGTATCAGAACTCATCTGGTCTGTATTTAGAACAAAACTACGAGCCTTATTCTTCCCAGCAGGGGGGCCCAAAGCTATTTTTTCTAATATAGATTTTAGGTTAGTAGCTTCTTCATTATCTATAACTTCTTCATCCTCTATTTTTTTATGTAATTTAGAAGTTAGATATACCATATCCCTTAAATTTCTAGCAGACTCTACTTTATCTTCTATTGGAACATTTACGTCCTCTATCCACTTTTCAATTGTATATTTTAATGATGTCTGAAAACCCTCTAAAGTACCTTTTACTCCCTGTGTCTTAAACGCTGCCTCAAGATCAGCAGGATTAAATTCAGAGGCTTTATCTTCTTCTCCCTCTTTAACTTCTCTCTCTACAATCCCGAAATCTTCTAAAAATGGAGATAGTTCTACTCTATTTGCCTCAATAGCTTCAAGAACTGCTTCCTCCCTTGCCTTCTCCTCAGCAGCTATGGCATTAGCGTCTCCTGCATTGGCATCTGGGTTCTTCAGGTTTAGCCATTCCTCCAACTCAGCAGCTATTATAGTATTTTGATATGTGTCACCCTTAAGCTGTACCCACCCCTCCCCTTGCTTCGCAGCCTTGGTTGGATTAGAAGTCTGTTTAACAATAGCCGAGTTACGCTTCGCAAATTTCGCTTTAAGACTAAAATCCGTTCTCGCAAGATGGAGTTTTTCGTGGCCTTGAGCAGGGGAGGGGTGGGGAAAACTTTGCTTTTGGCCTGGGGTCATCATTCCATATTGTTGTATAACAGCATCTACACTATTTAAAGGCTCCCCTTCTGCCTCTCCCCCCTCTTTAATAAGAGTTAAAGATCTCTTCTTTAGCTTAGAATAGCTTTCAAGTAGTTCGTGATAATAATTCATAAAAAAAATCTCTAAAAAAAGCCCAACCCAGAAAACATCTAGGCTGGGCTTGCTTACATCTTATTATAGTATATTTTTAATACTACGTTGTTAAATGGTCGAGGTTCTCATAGCCATGTGTCACCTGTCCTTTAGAATCCCCATGATCAATGAAATCATAACGGAATGTTACTTCCACTGTATGAAATTGATTATTAGAGTAATTAAATTCAGCGTTCTTCCATGCTCTAGGGTAAACTCCAAACAATCTTGTAGTCGTCATAGGAGATCCATCAGGATTTAGTTGGTGAATTTTTAATTGCTTTGCTTTAAACCCAGCCCCTGTGGATCCCTCCATTATCTGTCCTGTCATGGGATCATAAATTTTCTTGAACCAATTCCATAAAGTATTAGATACTTTCTTGAGATAGAGGTTATCAAAAGTAATCATGACCTCATCCTGAGTAGGACGACCAGGATAGAAAACCCTATCATTTACACGATAAACTTCTATGTCCTCAACAGACATCCCTGTGTTCCCTACTTGCTTCGCAGCTAAAGTCAAAAATGGGTCACCACCCCCTTCGGCTACTCCAGCGGGAAGTTCAAACTCACACTCAAAGGAGTAGACCCTTACCGAGTTAAGTCCCTCTGATACCAGGGGCAATCCATCCCCATCAGCATTTATAGTCCTGTGTGCATCGTTACTATTAAAATATGTTGCATCTTTTGGCATTATTTACTCCTTAATTTCCTATCTGCGCTGATTGATTAGTTACGTTTATTTCAAACACTACAACCTCTGCTGTCTTTGTGGGTTTCAAGAGAACTTTACACCACAACTCATTTCTATCTACCCTTACCGCAGTATTTGTTGTTTCGTCACAAATTACCTTAAATTCTGTGATACCACGTTCTCTCTTTATTGAATCAAGAATAGGTGCTACCACAGTCTCAATCCTATCCCATGTAAATCTATCATTAGGCTCGAAAGCGAACTGTCTTGTAGAATTAACAACAGTATCTCGAATCTCAATAAGCAAACGTCTAATATTAATTCTGTTGGTTGCCTTATTTGATCTCAAGGCTGTCCTCTGTCCGAAGATAACAATTCCATCTTGAGCAAATTTAGTGATTGGATTAATTATATTTCCACCACTGTAGAGAGAGTCTCTATCACCTTGATTTAATGCAACTTCAACATCTACAGGCTTGGTTAAACGACCTCTAGCCAAGCCAGCAGGAGCAAACCATGGCTGGGCTACTCTATCTGTAGCTACCATTTGTCTTGCAGCGTAAATCTCGGGGGCGTACCACCTATCTTTACCATCAAAGACACTAAAGGTTTTAACCCAAGGCCAATGAACTGCGGCATAAGAACTATTAATGGCTGCTGCTCTATCAGTAGATTTGCCATTAGTCCAATCAATAGCATCAGAAGGTTTTCCAATAGCATATGGAGGAGATACAAGAGCTAAGAATTTTTGTGTGGTCTCAGCTTTAGTAATAAGAGCATTTTGTGCTCCATCAAGCTCAGAGAAATCAGGGATCAAGGCTATTCTAACGGGAACACCTTCATCGTCCAGAGCCTCTATGCCGCTCCTACCACCATCACTCTCAACCTGTCCTATTAAAGAAGTTTCTTTAGCAGCGGATTCAGTGGGAATACCACTATCACCACCAGCCAAGGAATAAGTACCTTGAACAGGCTTGATAAATCTTGGGTCGCACATCGAACTCACCATACCAGAACCGTCTGTTACAGCCATAGTGTTCACAGCCATCGCCCCAATACCAGTGGTTAAATCATAGAAGTTATCTATAGAAGTCACACTTGTTACCGCAGCATTTCCTTGGGCACTAGTATAGTATCCTACTATCTCTCTTGAGGTAGCATCTACATTAGTTTTTCCTATTGCAGTTTCCAAGAATACCGAGGAAGTAGCTCCTCCCTTAAAGGTCTCAGCCGCAGTACCATCAGTGTTAACCTGAATAACTACATTTGAATTACCATTGACATTCACCTCAACTGAAGTTCCTGACGTTGCCCCAGCGGGAGTGGTTCCTTCGTTGTATCCTGCTCCAGTATAGCGGGATCTGGTCCAGTAATACAGATCAGAGAATGTGCCCCCAGAGACCGTCACACTAGTTGCAGCCAATGCGTCTGTACTCCAATCTGAATGGCGTATTCCACTCAAATCCAAAGGTTGGAGTCCTTTCACCCCAGTCCAATTAGTATCATCATCAGTCGCTTCCATAGTAATGGTCATGGTAGTACCAGAACCAGCTATGGGGTTAACGATAAAAGCAGAGGCATCTGCATCAGTACCAAAGGCTCCTATCCTATCTGCATCCAAAGAGCCCCCTAAAACTTTTCTTAAGGCATCAATGGACCTGCCTCCATTAGCATAAGTCTGGGATATTGTTCCCGATGGGACGCTATACACTTTAGAATTTAATACTTGAGTTCTGGTGTTATCATAGGTAGTAACTGTAAACCTATAATTCCAACTTCCTCCATTATCGAGACCTATCCAACCACCAGAGGGTGAAGCAGAAACACCTACAGCAGGACAAACTCCCATAGGTATAGCAGCAGAAGCTTCTGCTGCGGACGTTGCAGCACACCTAACAAAATACGTGCTATTGGTTGCTTCTAATATTTCAAGAGCACCTTCTAACGCTTGTCCTGCTAGGTCCTCACTTGGGTTACCAAATGTAGAAACTAACTGCTCTTGGCTAGTAATTAGGGTAGCCTTATCCCCACTCTTTCCCGCCACTGGTCCTTTTGAAGCAAACCCAATTATCCCCACCACAGAAGAGTTGGACCCTGCGGGATAGTCTGATATGTCAACCTCGGTGAAATAGGCACCTGGACTTAGATACTTAGCCATTTAATGTTCTCCCTAATTAATACTTATCAATCTTCTTTTATGTAAATTAAGCAATCTTTCTGTTATAACAGAAGCAGGAACCTCCACAGACGCTCCTGGAGTTAATTTTATTGTTTGATTTCTACCCGTAGGCACAGGCCACGTTTGTAGACTTACATTTCTAACAGTTTTCATAGAAATTTTAGGGACAGAGGCTGGCACTTCCGTCACTGTCTTAACCTTCTTTTTCTTTATACTCTTTTTAGAAACCATAATTTATACCTGTGTCGTAACCTCTAAATATATTTAGGTAATAAATACAAACAATTTTAATTTATTTTTGTATAAGACTCAGTTTCTGATATGTTTATTGAGCTAGTATCAATAGTTTCATCAAGTACCGAAGTCTTATTTTCCGTTATTACTTCTACCTCAGTGTTAAACTCTGTGATTTCTCCTGTAGAAGTTATTAAATACTTAGGATATGGAATATATCCCTCCACTGAGAGATCAAATCTTCGTCTAATGATTCTATCTTCTCTGTCGCCGACCACAGTAACAGAATCGTTCTCTTCTCCTGTTATAAATGCCATTGTAGAATTAGTATATTTTGTAATCATAGTTAAATTAGGATTTAATAATAACCTAATTTGTTCTACAAGCTGATCCATATCTTCGTTATACTTAGTCCACATATTTACTTCATAAGATATTGTAATAGCTTTGGGGGCTAAACTTATAACTCTAAGAGCCCTTTTTCTTTTAGTATCCCAATAAGTTTCATTAACTAGTAAATCTTTTATTCTTCTACGCTCTGTATCTTCATCGCTTAGGGTCTGTGCTACCGTTACAAGGGGGAGAATTATGTTATTTTCTTGAAACATTTTTGCAACTGCTCTCTCTGCGGTTGCATTCACACATGGAACATCTATAAGTTCATTTTGAGGATCTCGTATCTTAAAACCAGAAAACGAAGCAAGCATAAATCTTAAATTTTCTTTATAGGCCGATGATATAAGGTGTTGAGGTTGTATTTTATCGCTCAATAATCCCCTTATCCAATCCCTAGTCTTCCACCTCATTATCTATCTCCGTATGGATTATTCAGATCTTCTCTAGTAGAAAGAGGACTATTAGGAACCACTGTTTCGGCATTCATAGCAGAAATATTCTCTGTTCTCTTTGTGAGAGGTTCTTTAACAACATCAGAAAAATCTCTAAGAACTCGGGCAGCGCATACTAAGTGATAAACTCCATAAATTTCAAAACTCTCCTCCTGAACCTCTATAATCTCGTACTTTACATTTTGAAATTTAGGTTTTACTACATCGTGAGGTATTGGAGTACGACCCAAAACTGTTTCTATACTACTCTTATTAAAAGTAAATAGCTGATCATTGCTTAATTCTATACCAAACTGGGTTAGGTTCTCTTCAATAGGAGATGGATTATAATGACCAAATACTACTATTGGTTCTGAGTGTAGGGTTTTCATCCTCTCCTCCATGTAGATAGGATCTATAGTTCCATCACTCTGAAAATACTTATAATATAAAATTTTAGATCCTGCTAACCGAATTTGCTCTTCATCAATGAGATTATGGAGACCTAGATCGGGATTTTGAGGATCAAACAGACTTAGTTCTGTTGAGTCCTCTATAGTAGGCAGCGGGGGCATTTTTACCCCAACTTTAAATCTATTATCCTTATTCATTAGAATGCCGTGAACACTGGTGGCTCTTCGATCTCAGAAACCAATTCTTCTATCAGTAATTGTTTTTCTTCTTTACTTTGCATAAGTAAAGCTTCCCCATTTAACTGAGATCCACCTCCTGGAGAAGGGAGAATTGCATACTTCCCTCTAATTTGCCCTAAAACACCTTTAACTGCTGCGAGAGTGTACCTCTGCAACCAATTCCTGTAAGCAGGATGTATTGTATTTGAGTTTATTGCTCTGTATTCTATAATAACTGTTTGTGGAGTTGTGACAGGTGCGGGGGATAACAATAAATATCTTCCATCTACAACATTAAAGGAACCTTCTTGACCTAATATTTTTCTTGTCATTTCAAGGTTCTGTTGCAGAAGATAAAAGTCTGCTACACCAAAATTTTGAAATAAGAAGTTATCCTGAAAATACTTTATAAAAAAGTCAAATTCTAGAGTACCTGCTTGAGACTGTATAGAAAGCAAAGTCTTTTTGTATACAACATAGGTTAAGTTATCCAACATGTATTGGGGGAGTTCATACATATTTGTCCCTGCGGAGGCATCAAAGGCAGCTATCTGTTTCGTCCATAGCGGAGCATGATAATTCAATCTTGTAATTGCTTCATCCATACATGTTCTTATTTGATAAGGAGTAACTTCTATTCTTACTACTGGGTGTCCTAATTGAGCTAGGGCATAATCAGCTAGAGTTTGTTCAAAATCCGTATACTCTTCTAAAGAACTCTCAGTACCTGTATTTAATTTATCTCTATCAATACTAGTAAGTATTACGCCCTTGTCTATATGAGCCCCAATTGGAGATGCTAATGTATTACCAAATGTAGCAAGACGGGGTACTTTCGCAGGTGGTGTTGCTTGTGCCATAATTAACCTCTAAACTATATACCTAAAAAATAAGAGGGACCCGAGAAAATTCTCAGATCCCTCTAAAAGTTTAGGCTTGATTACTATTAATCAGCTTGGTTCAAGGCTGACGAGCCACCACCCTTACCGAACGGATTAAACAGGTAATTAGCACCTGCTCCAACCACTCGAATGATTCTGTAGAATCTGTAGTAAGGACCCACTGCTGCTTTACCGTAGCGAGTCAGAATGCCCTTTCTGGGCTGGAAGTCCGAAGGATCAGTGATTGTTGGCATGGACTGGAGTGGGATATATGGAGCATATACATAACCACTATCCATAGCGTTATCACCCTTATAGCCGATCATAATCTCATCTTCTGGGTACATCGGATCGACCCACAGATCGTAACGACCCATGAACTTACCTCTGTAAGAAATTTGATTACGTCCGATATTAGTTGGACCATCACCAGGAGCAATACCACCTTCAAGCTTCGCTGCCGATTCCAGCATGGAAGCAATCAGAGGTGATGTAATAAGCCAGTTACCAGGACCACGGAATGTAGTTCTGTAGATATCCTGCGAAGCGAAGTTAATTATCGAAAGCAGATTAGCATATACGTGGCCGACATGCTGTGGTGCCGCACCAAACTGACTGTCAGTCCTTGAGAGATCAACGAGCCACACGTTAGAGTTAGTACCTACATCAGGACCATCCCCTACACCTGCGTACGCATTAGCAAAATCATACAAGAATGCGGAAGGAGTAAACTCTGTAGTATTTACCGAGCCAGCGTTCGCTGTGGGATGATTCGGCCCCTGCGCCTGGAAATTATTAGCGTTTCCACCACCAGTAAGGGATCCGACATTCCAACCAGTGTGACCATTAGGATCATACGCAATCATACGAAGATCTTCAATAATCTCACGGTCAATCTCAAGAGCAATTTCCTTTGAGAGAAGGCTAGTAAGCTCTCCCTCAAGATCAAGGTTGTGATACGCACGAAGGTCTTGAGCAGCCTCAAGAGTCCAAAGTGCCCGCATCTTACGAGTACGAGCAACAACTGGCTGCTGATCAATGTGCATGTTAAGCTCTGGAATACCAGTAGAGGTAAGAGCTTCACCTGCACTAACGGAATATCCGAGGATAGTCGCTGCAACAGGGAAGGAGGCGATTTTACCACCCATCGTAGAGCTTGGACTCGCTGGAGAATTCCATGAATCAGCACAAGTACCCATGTTGTTCTCTAAACCAAGCGAAGACAACGCCGCATTAGCAGCACTAAAAGTATCAAAAGCCTCTCTAGCTTCAGGCGATCCTGCATCAACTCCAGTGTCAATAGCACTGGATGTAAGGTTAGCATACGTTAGGTTGTAACGACTGAACACTGTTTGGTTTCGACCTCCTGTTGGAGTGCCATAGTGTCGGTCATGACCCAGATAGAAAATCTGGGACACTGGACCTTGCATAGGCTGAACGCCAACAAGGTTATTAGCAAGAAGCTGCGGATAGACGCGACGGACGAGTGGAAATGCGAACTTCTGGAATGTACCGAGCTTACCCACTGTAGTAGGTGAATCAGTACCAACAACTTCGTCCACACGCTCACTCACGATGGCTTTAGCCTGGTTTTCCAGAAGAACTGCACATACCTTACGCTTGTAGTCATCGTCTATACCCTCAAGTACAGGACTCCAACGGTCCTCCATACTTGGATCATAATTAGAAATCATATAAAAACTCCATTAAGGTATCTACTCAGCAATGGGCATAAACCGCATTACTTCAGGCGTAAGAAATTCATTGTGAATTCCTTCATTAACAGATGAGTCTCCAACTTCCGAGTTGGAGACCATTACTGCTTTTTCAGAGGATTCAAATGGGAGCGACTGAGACTCAGTGAGTCTTTCCGTTTCTTCCACTAGCTCTGTATTTGTATTCTCAAGAATATTAATCTTATCTCTGAAAGCTTCTGCTATGGAGACAAGCTTCTCATTGTCTTCCATTAACTTTTCAACTTCCTTAGTAAGACTAGAAATATTTTCCTGAGACTCTTCATTCACATCTACAAGACCAGAAATCGCTGATTCTTTGTCATGTTGATCTAACTCAACAGACATCATTGTTTTCATACTCTCAAAAACGTGACCATTTCGGACGAACTCTTCATCTTGCTCAAGTTCCTTTAAAGCATATTCCTTGATTTCATCAACCTTCATACGAAGGAATCCATTGACCTTTGTGATGAGTCCATTGACCTCACTATCAACTCGTTCTGTAATCACTGAGTCTACCAACTTTGCTATCTCATCGACTGCATGTTCTGTAAGACCTTCTGGAAGAAGCTCTGCAAGATTTTCCATCTTTTTAGATTGCTTATCACTCATGTAAACTATCTCCTATAATTATTTATCATATTTAAAAATTAAAGTTTAAAAAAATTTAAATATTGTTGTTTATTCCCTACATTTAAAGGTTTTATTACCCTAAGTATTAATTTTACCTTATCTTATTCAATTTATCTTTCAATAAAGTTATAAATATCTTCTCTGATTTTGCTCTTCCCATAGTCTCATTAACAGTTTTTTGAATAAACTCTGAGTCTACTGATTCTTTAACAAGACCTGGAAAGGCACCCTTTGTAGATGGATCAGCTACTAAATCAAAAGTTAGAAGTTTGAAATCCTCATTTACGTGCTTATACCCTTCTACGTCTTCCGTTAGAGTACCCATTCCGCGAGAAGATATACCAAGCATAACACCTCCCCTTAAAAGAGCCTGTGCAGTCTGTCCTGCTGGCGTATTAAGGAGTTCTGCCTCCCCTATCATCTCATTCCCGTTCATCTTTAAATTAGTAACTAAGTGAGAGACATTCTGAAGGCTTACATGGTCGTGGGTTGGGTGATCTAATTCTCCCATGAGTCTTCTACCCTTATAAGCTTCTGCTAATCTCTCAGCCTCACGCTCTAATATCTCTTTACTGTAAACTCTTTTGTTGTTATTAGCGGACTCTGCCATCTGAAATCTGCCACGGATGCACATAACGCCCGTGGACTTAGATTCGCTGATAATCTGAACATTCTCTAATAAGTTAGTATCTGTTAGTAACATTAAACTGTCCCATTTCTTTTTTCTTTTAATAAGATCCTCTTAATTAGAGTTAAGAGGGGAAGGATCTCGGAGAGCTTTTTGCTTCCTTGTAGAGCCTTCTTTCTTTCTTCTAAATTATCATCATCTCTAGGGGTTAGAGCTGTTTTTACTCTATCTTTCCCTATATCTATTGCCTTCTCTTTTGCTTTACCTACAACAACCTTTCCTACCTTTTTAGCTCCTGCTAAAACAGTGGACCCTCCCGCTTTTACTGCCTTTGCTGCTGTTTTACCTACAGTCTTTGCTGCTGTTTTACCTACAGTCTTTGCTGCTGTTGCGGCGGTTCTAGCTGCCATCTGTGCAGCGGTCAACCCAACTCTACCCACTGCTGCTATCCCTGCTCCTATAGCGGGTAGAATTTCATGTAAAGATTCTACCTTTTCTCTAAGGATTTCAAGGTCTTCATTGGTTAAATCTTTACCTTTATAATTAGAATTCTCATTCAAAAAAGTATCAATATAGGATTTTTGCTCTACAAGAGATTTAAGTCCCATGAATCTTCGTCCTAAGGGCTTTTCTACCCGCAGATCCTGCTAGGTTGCTTGCTGTCGTAACTCCTGTAGATGCTACTTTGGTGGCTGCTGCTGTTGTCTTTAATGCTCCTTTGGCTGCGAGTCCTGTTGTCTTTACTGCTCCTTTGGCTGCGAGTTTTGTTCCCTTTGCTCCTAATTTGGCTGTTCCTACTACTCCTTTAGCTGCGAGTCCTACTCCCTTTCCTCCTACTTCAGCGGCCTTTTTTCCCATCCTAAGTGCTGCGGCTTTCTGCGCTGGCCCAGTCCATGCGCCAAAGCTTCTAGCTTCCGCTTCCTCCCCTGCACTCTTTTTGGCGAGGGCAGCATCGTCCTTCTTTTTCCATATAGCTTTGGCAGCGTCCAAAGTCGATCCACCCGCGTCGATTTTCTTTTGGAGTTCGCTCCTTTTATCCTCCCGCTCGGGCTTCTCGTCGTCATCTGTGTCTAATCCTGCGCCAAAATCGTCTGGTGTTTTGTCTCCATAGCTTCGGGCTTTCTTATCAGCTATCTTCTTTTTTTCAGCAGCAGTATGGATTCCAGTGCCAAACGGCGCGTCAGCTAACTCATCTAACTTTTCTTTTAAAAATGCAACTTTTTCTACGAACAAGTCCCATTCAGAGATAGGTTGGTAGCTCTCTCCCACAGTAGCCTTAGTTTGTCCTTCTTCTTTCTTTCTTCCTGCGCCATACTTCTTAGAAAGTGTTTTAGATTTTTTAGCTCCATGCTTTATAGCAGTTCTAACGGAATGAGCTTTTATACTAGGCCAAGAAGATCCAGGAGTAGAGGATCCAGGAGTGAAACCCTTAGCGATCTTAGTATTTCCCCCTGCGGTACTTTTTGCACCCCAATCAGGTTTAGAAATAACATACAAACGATCAGCACCTTTGGTAGAGAAGATAGTACCATAGGAAGCCCCACTATTTAATGCAGCCTCGATAGTATCAAATATTCTAACACGGGATTTCTTAGCTTGGACAGAACCTTTTTTGGAACCTTTTGATGTGTACTTCTCTCTTCCCTTTTTAGAGCCCATCCCTGATTCAGCTCGGCCCTCATTTATTTCTTTTAAGAGATCAATAAACATTTTATATTACTACCTAAAGCTTAAGTTTTTTTGCTAAAAGAGCCGTTAAGGGATCCTTCTTGGGCTCTGGTTTTCGGGTTCTTTGAGCCTTCGCGGGTCCTACACCTATAGCACCAACCGTTGTCATCTCATCAATCTTCTCTTGAAGAGAATCGAAACGAGAATTAATCTTGTCAAATTCTTCAAACATCAAGGTTAGAAGTTCTACAATTTTTCCATCATTAGATACAGGGGCGGGAATAGGAGCAGCAGGTATACTTTCATGGATACTCGTTTCTTCTACCTCTTTCTCCATGGGAGAAGTAGTTTCTAAAATTTGATTAATGAAAGAATCGGGAACCTGAACTTGTGAAATATCATAATCCTCATTCATGATGATTACTTACTCCTCTTCAGCTTCTTCTTCGCCCTCTTCGGTTTCCTCTTCCTCTTTGCCTTCACTAGCTTCCTCTAAAATCGAAGAATGAAGAAGGGAAACGAACTCAAGTATAACCTCTCTATCAAGCCCCTCTAAGAGCTTAATAGCTAGATCCCTTGCGCTAGGACCTGCTTCTTCCGTAATCTCTGTGGCTTCATCAATAGAACCAACATTAACACCCGTTCTACCCCATACGCTACTCTCTAGCAATGCATTAACAAAATCATCACTAACTAAATTATTATTTGAACTCATCTTAGTCTCCAAAGTTATATGGGCAAATGCCATATTTATAATTATCACTACTATTATTTACCATACTATTAAAGTATTGTAAATTTTTTTATTTATCCTGCATAAACTTTAATATTTCCTGCTGGGTTTACTATTGTAAGGGCACCACACGCCCTTTTATCTCCTCTTCTGTGGACTCCTATGCCTCGTGTAAAAACCTTCAAAGAAGCGGTTATAACTTCAGGAGCGCAATCAATCGGGCTCGTCACGCAGTTGGCATCAGGAAGCGACAAATCCCCAAAAAGAATAATGGGAATACCTCTACAATTTACTTTAATCTGACTGGGAATTAAAGCCCCTCCGCCGTGCGAGTTAAGGTCAGCACCTGTTGATATAGTTCTTATCGCCATCAGCAATCCCTTTCCTTAGCTTTATCCATATATAGCGCACTCTCTATAAAATCTATACCAGACGCATTTCTTGGGTTTGCTACAGTACCACTATACTCAAAAGTTGATGCGATTGGAATATTCCACGTTGGAGCCCCTGGCACATAATTATGTAGGTAAGTCTTTTCCTGGGCATTATTAGGCATATAAAATAATCTAAGGTCAAAGAACTGTCGCCGCTCATATGGTGGAGCATAATCGGCAGTTAACTGTTGGAATAAATCATCTCTAAAGGAAAATAAGAATTCATGGAACTCAAATATATTAAGAGATCTCCAAACATCAAATAGTGGAAGACCGTACTGAGCCCCAACAGGGAACGGAGGGGGGTATTGTGTATACGGAGGATTTAAAGAGCCCCACAATCTCGTAATCGCGGTATCATAATAACTACATACATCCCCTATGAAATCCCATACCTTTCTTATCGGGTCTACTCTTCTATTTCTTTCAAAACTTGACAGTAAGTAGTTGGTGCGAGTGTATTCCTCTGTGGTACCCGAAGGATCAGTCCATACATCAAAAGATTCATGGACATTGGATGCTGAGAACTGCATCTTATAAGGTTGCATAGCCGTACCTTGAGGTCCATAAGGAAATTTATCAATCTCTATCCCGCTGAAACCTGTGGGTGGGGAGATAGCCTCATCATTAGTAACAAGATCTAAGTAATTTGAATTTAGAACATCTTCTGTTGGGGCGGGTACAAATTTTAGTTCCCTCACTATGCCATCATCCCCACGAAAGGGATTATAGCCCGATGGTGAAACCATCTTTGTTATCCTTGATTTCCCTACAAATGGATTCTTCTCTGGTTGGTCTGTGGGAACTACTAAAATATGATAAGGGATTCTTCTTGGGTACCTCTCATCTGAGTCCATAATACCATCTATATTTAAATCAGGTATTGTAGCTGATAGGTTAATAACATGCCCTACTCTTTGGGTAACTCCCCCCGTGTTAGTCGCAGCCCACACGCCTTGTAAGTAATATAAGAACGGGTCATCATTTTCAACAAAACAAACATTCCCTGGCCCAGAAATAAATCTAACAGCTCTATCTACCATTCTAGTCTGTCCCCCCGCAGCTACAACTCCCCCTATGGTATTAAGAAATGCTCCGTTGGATTCTATTTTATATGGTAGTGTTGTAGTTTTAACATAAGGGTTATCGGGATCAACCGTGGAAGATAGAGTATCAATTCCAGACAGGTTAGGAGTTAATAAGTACCAATTCGTAAGAGGTGGCTTCCCCTGCGCTTGGCCTAATGCCCCATCAGCATACTTGAATTCTAACCCACTAGTATAAGGTGCGCTTACTGTTAGTTTTATATAAGGATCTGTGTCGAAGCCTCCTGCTGGGGCACCAGAAACGGCTCCCAATACACCTAGCAATTGAGTTCTATCCATGGTATCAAATACATAAGAACGGTCTCTATCACTGCACAAGGAGACGAAGCAACCAGAAGTACAGCAGTTACACCCACTTTGATATCTTGGAGTCTCATCTAAGTATACATGTGACCCACTATTATTAAATACTCTTAGATGTTCAGCGTTTATATAATGAACCCTAGCTGTAGTGCCATCAGGTCTATGAGTAGATATAGTGTCATCATCATTTACTTTGATTGATTGGATCATTTCATCTGCTTTAACAGCCAATCCAGCTATATTATAAAAGCTTCCCCCAAGACTCGTTACTAGAGCAGAAGTGGCGGCCCCGTTGTCTCTGTATACCCTTGCTCTAAGATTTATATCAGAGGGAACAAACTTCCAGTATTGCTTTAAAACATTGTTGGTAAGTCTTTGGCCCGATTGTCCCGAATTAAACCTTCTTCTTGTCTCAGAAATATATGTTTTAGAATTTCCTAGATTTATAGAAGAGGTTGTGCCAAATCCCAACTGAGAGGGAAGAGATGAAACTGTATTTATTATGGTAACTGCTTTCCCGAGATATGCTTGTTCAGAGAAAGATTTTATTTTTTCCATCTTTCCTTCTGGGAAATACTTATTGAACTGTCCTATGAGGATGCTCTTTGTTATAGCTGCCATATATTTATTTCTAAATTTACTATAACTAGTTACGTTTTTATATTTTATACTTTCTAAAAATGTTTCTACTCCGTTAGAAATAGAATCATAAATAAAAGAACTATTTTTTAAAAGATAAAATATTTGTTCATTGTACGGAACCTTATTTGTTGGAGATCTCCAAACATAATTACCTAAGTTAGAACCTTGGGTAGCATAGTTCTCAAAAGTTTCATTAGGATCTTTAGATTTACTAAGAAGATCAGCTACTACAGTATTTATTTTAGGACCTAAATGAGCATTAGCAAAAGGTCGATTAGTAGTTAAACTATCATGTAGGTCTGTACAAGAGCTTATATCATTAATATAACTTCCTGATATTATTCTCCCGTTTGAACCTATTAGATAATCATTTATCTCTTGATAGGAGAATAAATTGTATTTAGGATCCCAAGCACTAGTAATAATAGAAGACACAAGGGGTCCTGGAATAACGTGGTTTGAAAACCCAGCATCGAAGTTTGCGTCTGGGACCATTCCCTCTATAAAATAAGGTAGGGGGGCACCTCCAGGATAGTGAGCATCACTCTCAGGAAAGCAAGGATCAATACATCTTATTACCTTATTAGTGCTACAATAGCATAAGATCTCGTGACAACAATCACATACTATAGGGATTATCTCACAAGGTTGGCAATTAATTCTAGCCATAGTACTATTTTCTTAAAATTTAAGCCTGCCGTATAATGTAAACGTACTTCCTGGTTTAAATGTGGGTCTTGATCCTATTAGGGCAGGATTCCCAGGTGGGTCCCCCCCTGGCAAGTACGTACTTCCCTGATTATAATGTTCAAAAATAGTAGAGCGGAATTTTCTAACTCCTAAACTTAGTTTTAATCCACCGAGATAATTAGTCTCAGATAGATAATCTGAATCTTCCGCAATCCAAACTTTTGTACTATAGCTAGTATAAGAACCATTTTTATCAAACCTCACCGTGTTCGGGTACAGATTGAGGTGATCGGCGAGCCATGCTCTGAAGCAGGGGGCATGCGCTTCTTTTTGTTCCGCCGCGGTCTTCACGGTATTACATTGGGCTGCTCCCGTGGTTGATATTAAAGCAGGACCTCCTGATAGAGTATAAATTTGAGATACACACGAATGTTTACCTTCAGATAGGAGAGGGGTTAGGCCCCCCATAATTTTTTGGTCCCATCCAGTTCCCTTATAACCGCCATCCGCCCCTCCCAGCATAGTATGATAAACAGCATTAGTATCCCAATTGGCTCCGTTATCTTTTGAAAAATTAGCAGCTAAAAAATACGGAAAAGAATTCATCCACGCGCCTTCGTTGTTGCCTCCATACAACATCCAAACCCAGCTTGGATACCCTCCGAAGTCCCCCCACGACGGGAACATTCTATCGTTATCTCCAATCATAATTGTGGAATGGAGTTCATAAGAAGAATATTTGCTATCATCAAACATTGATGTAAATATTATATCTTCAGTCGGTTCTGTTACCTCTGCATAACTTAAAGGATGTAATGTATTGGGTGGGGTGATGGTGAGGACCCCAGCAGCTATTTTTGCATCCATCGTACCTTCTAAACAGTTAGTAACCTTAACTATTTCTGCTTGTCCAACTACTGGGTTAGCAAATGATATTGCTGGCTGGGCTGCTGCTATTCCTGCTCTTTCATTGTAAGCTAATTCAGTAGTTCTAAAGAATGGACGGATATCAATAACATTATCTTGACTAAGATTATCAGTATCTCTATCTACGACAATATAGGCTATAGGGAGAGCAGTCTGCCCTATAAGTTGTAAATCATTATCAGCCAAACCTAAAGTAAGGTTAGGAGCTATATTAACGAGATCATCTGGGGACGGGAATGATCCATGGACTATAGTGCCATTTCTCAATTTAATTCCAGTGTTACTTCCCCCATCTGTATGATCATTCAAGTTAGCAAGTATTTTTTGCTCTCCAGGAACTATTCTCTTGTCTAACAAATCTATACCACCAGTAGGGGTACGCTTGATTCCAATACCAGCACCCCTAATAATACCCAAGCGGGGAGTAGTTATTTTTTTTGGAGTGCCTACTGCTTGGGATGCAAGTGGAATAGGATTAACTCCATCATATTCAGACAAAGTTGCTCCCGAAGCATCTATAGGCTGCGTATACACTACTAAAAGATCTATTCTCTGAGAGGCTAAATCATCTAAAGAGGTTACCACCTCAGATCCATTAACTTCTTCGGCGTACCAGTAGTCGTATTCACTAAATGGAGCTATCTCTATGGTCTCTCCCCTAAAATCTGCTACGGCAGTCCTAACCACACCTCTCCAATGCTGTGTTATTTTTATGTGATTTGTGTTTAATCCTATAGTTCCATTTTGTCCAAATAAATTACTAATATCTAAGTGCCACAGGGCAGGCCATGTTTTTCCTTGTCCTAAAGTAGACTCATATTCAGGAGCACCGTATGAAGTTACACTCTTCCCAGAAATGGGGTACCCAAAATCATTCGACATGTAGAAAGTATACATGGTCTCTAAACCATTTGACCTCATTCCTCCTGCTGTGAGGCTCTCCCCAGGACAACTAGTAAAAGTTGCCGAGGTAAGTTTCTTTGTATAAGACTCCCAAATAGAATCAAAGAACGCCGCTGTGTCATTTTGTGTCAACGATGGGGCATTAGCACAGGTAGTTTGAAGACCAAAAGAAGCTATCAATTGAGCAAGAGAATCCTTAACATTATAAGCATCATTTACTCTAGCATTAAACCTACCCGCATTTACAGATACATACCTTCCACCAACAACCTTAGGTCTAAGTTGTTTTATATACTCTAAATCTATATCATCCCCCACAAAGAGCGGGCTCCCTGTTACGGGCTCCCCAGACGCAGGAGATATTAGACTATCTATTTGGTCTTTTACCCATAAAACATTCTCTTCCAATTGTCTAATTGGGATATTATCAACCTCATAGTAATAAGGATCATTAGCCTTATAATACCTAACAGGTTGTGAGAATAAATGATCTGTATTTGTGTATGCCATTATGTATCCTTATTAAAATCAAATATATTGGGAGATCTGAACCCTAGTCCATAACCATTTCTCCAGCCGTCTGTATTTCCAAAATCACCAGTGTACGAAGATCCGTATTTAGCGTTCACGGCTCGGTAGTATGAGACCAATTTAGGTCGTCCTGATGTCCCCTTTGTAGCATTCTTAGCGTTAGCAAAAGTGTTCATAGCAGAATCGTCCAACCAAATCCTACTCACATAAGACTCATCCAACATACCAGAAGCGTAGAAGAAGGTGGTAGACAGGGGTTCCCCACCAGCAGCAGCAGCCGTTTGGAATCCTAACTGGTTATATATAGCACTTACTGTCGTAGGATCGGGAGTACTACAATCTCTAGATGGATTATAGCCTTGAGCTAATTCCTGTAGTGGTTCTCCTATCTCCACAGCAGAAGGTGGGTAATCCCAAGAATAGCCAGCGTCTAAGTTAGATGAACTCTGATAAGCTCCAGCGAAACCAGCAGTTCCACCTCTAGTATATCCTAAAAAGTGTGCCATGGGATCTACAGAGAAGTAAATTCTAAATGGTCCCTTATTAGCAAAACTTGTTCTTGCCTCTATTGCAGACACTCCTGTTGCGGTGTCTGCTGCGATGGCGGGACGCATCCCATAGGAATCAAGAACACTTAATCTTCCAGTATTAGGAGTAGCCGAAGGCGCAGCAGATAAAGCTACATGGGCCCCCCCACATCCCACTACACTAGAAACATAAAGACCGCTAGGACCATAATACCCTGTATCTCCTGGATAATTTCCACTCACAGAGATATGCGACATATGCAACCTTGAATCATCTCCTATATTCCAAATATAGAGCTTGCCGCATGTGGTGGTCGCTGGGACTCCTGCCGAGACATCTAATGTTACTGAGGAAGCATTTTGCCAACCACAAGGGAAATGAGTGTTAAGAACTTTTACCTCACTCCCCTTATTAGCCCTTACACACATACCACCCCAAGAATACTTACTATATTCAGTTGGGTCAAATGTAGGTGTGTTGCTAGTATCGAGGCCACCAATAGGATCAAGAGTAGATACTAGATAAGAAAGAGCAGTAGGATCCGTAACGTCAGTTATTCCTCTAGTTATTGGATTAGGATAAAATTGAATATAACCCCAGAAGTATAAAGTGAAGTTCCATTAGCATCGCTGGCATTGTAATCGGATGCTGCAATGAGCCCAGAAGTAGCCTTAGTAACGTAAGAATCGGGAGACTTAGCCCATAATCTATTAAAATCTCCACAATCTTTCATTTCTATTGTTGATCCATTGTCAGCAACCAAACAAGATTTAAACGATTGCATTTCTACTCTAGTATGCTGGTTTGTATCAGAAAGAGCATACGAACTAACATCCAATTTTCCTTCAGTATTATGTGGAGCAAATTTAATTATAGAATTATTATTAGCACCTACATTTATACCTGCTCTGCCTAGAACAGTAGGTCCGTTGAATTCTACCTTTGAACCATTATCAACATAAATAGGAGTACTATCTAATAGAGCATCATAAGAACTATCGTCTCCTTCTATTCTGGTGCAGTAGGTATCTCCACTACATCCCATAAATTTAACATTACTTCCCTCATCAATATAATATGCTTCACCTAATACAGGTTCGGTTGCTGTGAAAGAGTATGAGGCGTTCCCTGCCAAGGTTCTCATTTGCATAAAATCAGCTTTAGTATTCTTAAGATGAACCCCAGGAATTGTAACTCCATCTCTTACTCTATAACCACCTGATCCTATTTCAAAGGGGTAAATATGACGATCAATATCGAATAATTTAAATTTTTTATTCTTAAAAACACAATTCTCTAAATCAAGATGTTGTCCATTAAATAAGAAATCTAAAGCTTTATTCGGAGACACTAAGCTATTACCTAATCCATGTAGGGTTTTATAATATTCTACTGTACTATTTTTACCTTCTAAACCGCACCAATTATTATGATCACAAACTATCTCACTTACCTTTAAAGTAGTATTATTTAATCTAATACCCACTTCATTCATATAAGACATAAGAGTATGATTAAAATCTATAGTTGAATCATTAGCCTCTAATCCTACTTCTGTATTTAAGAAAGTATCAAGATACAATTGATTATATGGAGTTTGTGCCCCTACTACTGAAGCCCCCTTCAAGTCCTTGCCTCTCCCACCCTCAGGAGTTTTAAGAATAGAATTATTTAGTTGAACCCCTACAGGAGAGTGAGCAAACGAGAAAGGGGAGTCAGAGGGAAGTCCCGAACTAACATCATAAGCACCACTTAAGGTAATTTCTGAATTATTAGCTTGCATTCCATAAGCAGTGGAACTACCTCTAGTATTAGCAGCCAAAGGATAAACTCTATAAGAAGTAAATCCTCTATTTAAATTTACTTTGGAGTTAGTTATTTTAAGCCCAGTCTCTGCGCACCTCATAACAGCACAGTTTTCTAAAAGAACATTTGAATTTTCTATTTCAATACCATTTGCTACCCCGTGGTCTTGGGCTGGTTCGATAGCAACAGTTGCTAAGTTACCATCAACAACGAAACCTCTAATATAAAGAGGTCCGTTGCAGTTCTTTACTGTTATTCTTTGGGCACTATTTGCATAGACAAATCCCGTTGGGAGTGCTTTTATTCTGGTTGCTCTATCGGTAGCTGCTTGAAGGTTAGCCATGTTAGAGGGTCTTAATGCTTTACTTGTGAAACTACCCATTAAACTTCCATTGTAGTCGTAGGCGTAAGTAGAATCTGTATAATCAGAAAAAGAAAATACACTGTTAGTATTAGAGAAAAAACCAGGACTTGTATTTTTTATAGTCGCTGTTATTCCATTGTTTCTATAGTCGGGGGTGGGAGTTTTGGGAGCATCTCTACTTCCGTATCCATAGTCCTCGAAGGTAATAGCAGCTATACTGAAAACATCTGCCATTCTTATAAAAGAGCGATGCCAGTTATTCCAAAAATTATTTCCATGAACAGTGGTTACATTGGTGGCCGTTGCCAAGGAGCTGGTATTGCCCATGGTACTACTAAGATCTATAGATGACAAAGAAGTAATGGAGGAAGTGGCACCTGCCGCCGAGGTATCCCAAACCGTACCCGCCCCAGAACCACTAAGGATCTTAGCAAATCCTCTATTTACTATTTCTAATCCCCCATCACCTACAAACTCGAAATCTTGAATATCAATATTCCCAAGATTACCACTAACAGCAACCTCTATAATTACAGGAAATCTAAGAGTCCTTGGTAGCTTGTTTAACGCTGCGCTTACGGAGGAGAACACTTGATATGGGCCAGTGGCGTCCACGGACGAATCCGATACACTCAAGTGAAGCCCAGTAAGGGAAGAAGTGGGATAACCCAGTTGCTCCCAATTAAACTCGGTTCTTTCCTCTAAATCGTAAAGAGGAAGATTATCCTGCTCCCAATTATAAAAAGAGCTTGCATCATACTTATAGACAGTACTAGTCCAGTCCCCTCTTACTAACTTATCGTCACCTTGTGCTAAATATAAATCATTTTCTAAAAAAGGCATAACTTAAAAACTCAACTTCCACTTAAATACCAACGAGAACTGGTTCGTTTTCTTTATATTATTAAAGGTTCTATAGGCTACCAAAGGACTCCTCCTATCTTGGCCTGATATAAGGATTGCTAAAGGGTTAGACATAAATAATCCAATTTCATTCAAGTCTTGTTCAAAAGATGAATCCTCAGGCAAATATAAAACATAGGTAACCGAAGTGGAAGAAGATTTCTTTATTACATTATCGGAGATGAGTAGGAATATCTCATTCGTAGGTGATGGACCTCCTTGGGGTAACATTCTTTTATGGTTACTTACAACAACATTATTCCCATACTCCGCTTCTGTTTTTTGGTATCCACCTAAACTACCTTGAGTATAATCATATGAAGTTGGGGCTCCTGATCCTACTTGGAAATATCTTATCTGGAAGTCTTCCACCGTAGAGGATCCCTGTCCAGCGAAAAGCATAGCTAGACCTACTCCCATCCCAGAAGTAATGACATTATGGTCATCAAATACTTTCTCTTCTGTGCCATCAGAAAATATTTTAAAAATCTCTAAATGACCAGATACATCTAATATATCATTTTGTTTCATATCTCTTCATTATATACTATTTAACTCCAGGAGTTATATTATCATAAATATTTGAATTCCCTAAGAACCCAATACTCCATTCTATAAGCAATTTAAACTCAGATCTTTTAGTTAAAGGTTCACTAAGCTGCTTGTATGCCACTAATAAGGGCTTATCATTCTTGTATCCTATCGGATTTTTAGAAAATAATCCAAATTCTCTTAATAAAATACCATTTGCCGTGTCTTTATCTAAAACTATACTCACTTCTACAGAGTCTAAATAAGTTTTAGTAATATTAGTTCGTGGTATAGGAATAAACCAGTGCTTGTCCGAGGTCGAAGACGTTTCTATAGAGGACGCAGGGGCACTAGACACGCCAGCACTCAAAAACAACATTTCACTGTAGGTAGTTCCACTGTCTGCGGTGGACGCAAGAAATGATCTATTCAACTTTTGAAGCTCTAATGTAGTCTCATCTCCATACTGGGAGGTAGAGGATAGGGGTGCTGATAAATGATAGAATATACCAGACGCTAAACCCCCATCCCGAGAAGAGTTCATACCACTAACTCCCAACTGAAGATACCCAGGGGTTATAGATGGTATACTAACTGCTTCTCCTGTTAATATAGAAACTATATCTACAACAAGTCCCCGAACTAACATATTACTATCATCGACAACCACTTCTTTATAGTCATCGTAAATCTTTGTTACTTTAAGGTGACCCCCCATTAGAATGTCCTCCCAAAATCAAAGTTTATTCTCCACTGAATAGTTAGATCTGCATAATTTTTTATACCAGCAAGCCTCGCAGCGACCGCATCATTTATGGTTGTTAAATCCTCGCTAAATACTTTTTTAGCAAATAGTTTGTATTTTCTATTGTTAGTTGGCGTGGTCCATGCTACGGGAGCAGCTTCGCTTTTAAATGTTTCTTTAGCGTCTAAAGCCCACAACCCTATATTGGTAAATCCTTTATATGCTGCTAGACATAGTAGATCAGTGGAAGAGATAGTGAAGTTATAACATACAGCAGGACTTCCTATAAAGGCGGTAGACCCGTCAACTAAACCTCCCCCTGTGTAGGACACACTTGTCAAGGAACTAGCGGTAGCAGCAGACACCGCAACGCCCTGAGTAGTATCTCCGCTAGCAGGGTGATTTTGTATAGGATAAGCTACTAAATAACCCTCCCTATCCATAGACCCCACAGTATTGTATCTACCCTTAACCCCTGATACTACTGTGTTTATGCTGGAAAGTAGGTAGGTCCAAGGGGCTGATGTCTCTGTGACCGCGCCCCTAGTTACAGAAGTATCCCATATATAAATATTAACCCCACTACTAGGAGCATAGCATCCTTGGTAAAGAGTCTCCATACTTTTAACAGAAGATGAATAATAAGAATTTAAATTATGTCCATTAGGAGTTATTAAAGCACTTGCATTTCTCCAAGAAGGAGTATTTGAAGGACTGAAAAGAGCAGTGTATGTTGTTAGCTCTGGATACTCGGACACTGCGGAAAGCTCATAATACAACTGGACTTGAGTTTTGGATGAATTCTCTAATCGTGTGTCCCGTGGGCGTGGATCCTTTGGAAGTTCATAAGAAGGAGTAAAAGAAGAAGCCCCGCCTAAATTTCTAGCACCTATAAATGCTGATAGGTCAGCGTCAGCGTTCTTATCTGCAAAAATAGAAGATAAGTTTCTGTTGTTGTAAAATCCGTGCATACCAATAACATCGGTGTCTGCTGCACTTGTGTCAGGATGGCCCCCGTATAGCTTCTCAGCTTTTCCTAAGGACACTGCTTGTATTGTAAAGTTAGAGGGGTTGAGAGATTCTGATCCTGCTAGGTTCTTTAGACTATAAGGAGTAGTAAGCATATCAACAATAACTTCAGACGCACCATCCACCACCATGTTACTCTCTTTGAGAACACTTTCGGATGCTCCGTCCTGCATTATTTTAAATACTTCTACTTCGCCTTTAATCTTCATCTAATTTCCTCTAATAATCAGAGAACTCACCTGATTAAAAATTCCATCTCCAGACAGAGCATAAATCTCTCTCTTTATATTATCTCTATAACTTAATCTACCTCCTCCACTAACCCCCATCTCCCCAGAAGTTGTAATTGCATTTCTAGAAGCCAAAGTACTTTTTGCTAGAGAGGTAAAATAATCAAAACATGCTTTTAATTCATGCTTATTTAGTTCATACTTATTATAGCTTGTGGGAACTATCGCTCTTTCTCTAAAAGTTTTATTATACATACTAATGGTATTAAGTAATATAAAAGAGTCTGGATCTGCTGTCTCCAAGAATATCTCTATGTAATATTTTCTATCCTTGGTATGAATCTTTTCTGTTATCTGATCCTTAATTCCATTATTGTTTGTATTGAAATTAAAACTTAGAGTTTCAAACAAGGACTGGGAGGCCCAGCGGTAAACGCTCGGAACTTCCTCCTCCGAGGAAGTTCCTCCTGCCATGCACCCTACCCTAGGTGAAAGATTGTGGTATGGAGTTATAATCTTGTTAGTCTTTATATCTCTCATTGAAGAATTTTCTTTTTCGCCGTATCTAATGATATCAGTTATATTTTTTTCTGTAAATTTACTTCCAATAGATAATCCAGGAACTATTCCGAAAGGTAAGTCTTCATTTATAACTGAGAGTTTATGTCTTACCCATGTGCCGTTAGAGAAAGACCATATAGAATTTTCTGTTGTATACGTTTTATCTGGTTTTTTGTAAGTATAGGAAATAGGCTCAGTATGAATCCAAACCTTTAAAGTACGGCCTCCTATAAGGTCAGAATCTGAATGTATATTAGCAGCATTAATATCTATCTGGTAGTCCGAATTTGGAAATAAGTAATTTTTAAAATCAGGTCTACTAGAATCAGGTTCTATCTTATATCTTATTCTTGGGAAGGTATTGGCGGCGTTTCTTCCATATTTAATAACAAGATTATCTTGTAAAACTGAGGACTTCATCCACTCAGGAATATTTTTAGTTTTTACATCCTTATCCAAACCTGTAACTCTTAAAAAGGCAAATGTGGTAGGTAAGGTATAGGGTTCATTAGGAGGTATATAAGCCCCCGTTAAGTTGAAATCAAGCGTACCCCTACTGGTGGTATAGAATTGTGCTTGTTGTACTGCGTATGGGTTAGATGTATCAACAAACTCTACTCCACTTAAGAAAGAATCATTTCTCACTTCAATTCTTCCTACATACATGTCTGAAGCATTGGAGGCAGCATAATTTGTTATACCCCATGCGTTAGATGGAGCCATTGCCATTGCTCCCCTACCAAAATAGTAACCTATATTAATAAGATCCCCTGTCCTAACTGAGCCAATAGAGGAGGTTATTAATCCAGGAGCTACATCATCTATGGACGACGCAGTAATTTCATAATCATCATTGAATAAGTAAGGACCGTAAGTATGAGTTATAATATTATTAGCACCCGCATCATACTTGAAATTAAAATTTATAGGAACTCTTGTATAGTGATCAAGCCAATCCTTATAAAACTTATGTAATGTAGATCCAAAAGCAAAATCTCCCATATAGTTTAAATTACTAACACTAATAGTATTTTCATGTAATTGATTAGCAATTGAGTTTAATACATCCCTATATTCATCGACGTACCAACTGGACACTGTTACAGGTTGTATTTTTGAGGAGGACACAGGCCACGAAGAATTCACAGTCCCATCGGGATTATAATATCCTGATACTATAGAGGAAGCCTCATGTAGGATCGAAGCCTCTCTTACTCTATGTTGTAAGCTTTGCAATTCAGTTAAAGAGCCTCGTTTGCCAAAGAAAGAAGACGCAGCCGAGCTATCAACCCCAGACAATCCCCTCAAAGGAAAGGTAGTACTTACTTCAACCCCAAAAAAGCTGTCGGAAGAATTATAAGCTTGACAGTTGTTCCAAACAGGACTTATGGTTACATTATCAATAAGGTTTCCAAAGTTATTAGGATCTCTCTTTAGGGGAACAGGGGAGAAGGATAAACTACTGGGGATGAATCCAAGTGAGAATATCCCCGAGGTTAGAAGGTTTGCACCTGTTGAATAAAAACTCCCCCCATCTTTGTTAACGGGAAGTTGTGTTGCCCTATAAAGCCAGTCATACCCAGCAGACCCCATCCCATCCCTAATATCTACATTCTCCCAGTTCATTAAATACTTATGATTTTTTCTCCGAATAGCGTTGCGCGGAGCAGCCGAGAAGAAAATATCCGCTACTCCAGATCCCATCAAAGCACCGCTCAAGCTATTAGCCGCTTCTCTTCTAAATACTGTTTGTTGACCCGCTGGTAAGACGCTCGTATTTCTTGGATTTATAGTACTAACAGCAAAGTTAGTAAGTATTGTGGCAGAGGCATTAGAAGATACGGCCACGGAACTCAACCCAAGAACAGCCTTCATTGTAGAGATTGCACTAAGAGCTATATTAGTATCTTCAACAGAAGATACGTCAAGAATTATATCGGCTGTAGCATGGGCTGGAGCTACCGTATTAACAAGAGTTTTTACTCTAGATAAAGCATACTTTGATTCTTTATCTAAATTAATAGAAGCAAAATCGAATGAACTTGCGGACAAAGAAATTTTAAAATGAGAAGACTTAGAACTCCAAAAAGGTAAGTACCTAAATAAATCATCCCCATAGGGCCTAGTATTATTAACTACTTTGTCATAATTAAAAGGTGTTTGTTCTGTTGTTGTAAAGAATAGGAACGAATTTCTATAAAAATTTACATCTTCTTTTTCTAAAGTATTATTAAGAATATAAGAGTGAACACTATTAGCCGAATTTGTATCCACACCAAAACATACTAATTTCTTTTTTAAAGATTCTAATAATGGAAGAGATACTTGACAATTAGAATAATACTTTATCTCTTCCCATGGTGGAATAGGCATAACCCTATCCCTATAAGTAAAAATAAAATTTTGATCTTGTTTTGGTATTATTTTATGGGAAGTTCTTATATTAAAAACTGATCCCGTATAGAAATCACCATCTTCGGTTCTGTTCCATGGGCCTTCGTATTTTATCTCTTCCTGATCTAGGGGAAGAAAAGCGGGTAAATGAGTTTTAGGGGGCTCTAAGAAGAATGTAACTCTAGGAAATAATGAGTTCCCAAAAATAAAATTATTAGGGAACTCATTAGCTAATTCCCACATAATCCTATCAACAGCTAACCTAACATTGGTTTCTAAATTAGTAGAATAGCTATCCAACCCCAAAACGTCAGCCCTATCCTTACTAAAGGAAGCTAACCCGTTCTCTGTTAGATTAGAACTCGTCATCAGAGTATAAAATACTATATTAGGAATATAAGATTCCCACAGATCAAATAGAGTCCCAGAGGTTATATTAAAGGCTCCGTCCCTGCCGAACACAGAATCAACCATGCCCTGGACGGATCTCTTCGTTCCTTTAGCCTTATAAATTGATACAGCCTGTCTGAGCTGATTCCTGTGTCGTGTTGAGTCTGGTCCGATCAACGTCCACCCGATTAAATCAGCTAAATAAGGGAGTAGCTCATCAGGGCAGTGATCTATATCAACAAGGGTCTCAAGTTCTTTTATTTCTGAACTTCTATCAGCAAAAGAGAAGGAGAATGCTTTTAATGCCCTATTAAGGGGTCCTGCTGAATCTTCATCTGAAATTAAAGAGGTGGTGCTGATATAATCAGAAAATGAATCCCTAACTTTAGTATCGTTTAGATTAAAATAATCTCCCTCATAAAGAACACTAACTAAAGTTTCTAATCTATCCCTATGCTGTGTTCCTGAGACATAAGAAAGAGCATTATAACCAGATGTAGCATCAGAACCAGAAGTTCTGTATTTCTCAGGTAAAATACGCTCATCAATGGACGAGAAGGAATAATAATTACTCCACAAATATCTTTCAAATATCTTTAAACAATCATCTAAACCAATAACTTCCCCAAACCAAAGGTTTTTAGCAAGAAGAGTTGCAACCTCACCCGAGGTTGAATACCCCGAAGGTCTTACGTTAGCTCCTGCTGGGTCTGGGGCGTTTAGAAAGTAAAGCCATGATAATTTATCTATTAAATACTTATGGGTTCCTGAACTATCGTTAGAGAACGCAGAAGCTGTTGTTGTTGCTAGATTATTTCCAGGAGTTCCATCATTTTTTTCTAGCTCTATTGTAGGAAGAAAAGTTCCTGATATATAATTTAACAAATCTCCACTAGAACTGAAATTAGATAAAGTCTTTCCTATCTTTTGAAGTATATTGTTCTCAAAGTTAGTGGGGGAAACCCAAGTAAGGTTATTCTGTTTCACAAAATACTTAGAAATACCACCCACTGCGCTGACGGAGCTAAGATACTCTACGGTTGGAAGGGAGGATACGTATATAACAGCAGAAGAATCAGCAGCTAAAATATGTGAGTTAATTAGCTGGTCTACTTCGGTAACCTCAACCCCACTAAGCGATATATCATCGTCAAAGTACACATTTGGCGTAATAATTTTTACAGCATCTAAGTAATTTCTCTTAAAATAGGACTGGGAACCTGGGAGGATTCTCTCGGGACTTCCCGCTGTGGGTCTCGTTAGAGTTCCCGTATACTTAGTAAAATTATCTGTTACGCTTCTTTTAGACATTAGAGATACACTATATCTAAACTAAAATTATTAAGTTGTATTATTTCATTATGATCTACAGGGATAATATCATCAATATTATCAATTGTTGCAAATCTAATTTCTGATAGCTGGAATATCTTTCTCTCCAGCTCAACTTTAAGAAATTCTTGTCCAAATTCCATATTATCCACAAAGAAAAAGTCTAGTACCTGTGCGGTTACCTTTCTTTTAATTTCTTCTTCTATTTCTCGATATTCTCTATCTAATCTAAGATTTATTGTTAAATCTAAAGTCCGTATCACTCCATCATTTATAACTACATGATCAGTAAGCATCTTCTTAGCATCAATTTCAGTTAGTAGATTATTTTTAAATGTTGGAGACGCTTTTTGAAGTTGTAGGTCGGTAGCCTTCTCTAATACGAATAAATCAATTATATTAGCAGAAGAAAAGCCCTCCCTAGTAACTGCTGCTACCTTGGCAGTCGTTCCAATAGCACTGTAGAACCTACTTCCGAATGCTATATAATCTTCTAAAGTTACAAGTCTATCTTGGGATTTAAAAGTATAAGGAGCATATCTCTTAGCCTGTTCTGCTGTTTCTCCGTTTCTACCTCCCGTCATCTCGCTTATATTCTCTACTCTCCAACTAAGGGAATTATCATCTCCATCGGTTCCTGTTATTAACGCATTTATAGATTCTTTTACTAAATTTCCTCTGGATCCACCACCAACTCTATAAGTTACAGCATAAGTTGCATTATGAGGAGGAGCTTGCGAAATAGCACCATCCCCAAAAATAACAACACCGTTATAGTTATTAGAATAGGCCACCTCAAAGATTTTATCAGAGCTACCCGAGGCAGAGAATATCTTATCTACTTGAGTATAGGTTCCAGTTGCAGATTGATCTGCTGTGGAATCTGCTGTAATATACACTCTAACGCTTTTTTCTACTACAGGACCTTCACCTAAAGCTATAGTTTTTACTTGATCAATGGAGCCAAATGTTCCTGTCTCTAAGATTAGAGCACCCTCTAATAATGCTAAATTAGAGTACACGGAGCTTAGACTATTATCAGAATCAGTTGCTCCATTTATTGTTATAGAGTCTGCGCTATTTTCTATATTTACTACTTCATTATTTGAATTTAGCTTATATAGGGAATATGTTACGGGGCTCCCATCCTCAGGAGAAGCTACTGTCACAACTCTATTTTGGTTAGAGAAAGATACTGCGGAGACTTGGGAGTCTGTAGGGTTTGTGGACTCATTCCAAGTTAATTGTGCTCTAGAGGACGCAGAGGCTGGTCCTTTTAAGGACACCCCTATAAGTTGAAGTAATTTTCTTAGATTATTTCTATTTTTTACTGTATTTAAAAAACATTCATTAGCTAGAGTATCTGCCTTAAATGAATTTACCGCACCCATATAGGCCACAAGCTCTACTAGCATCATCCCTAATTCCGAACCATAAAAGTTATTAAAATCTTCGGGGTACACCGCATTTATGTACTCAACCAAAGATTGTTTTATTGTCTCGTAATCAACAGCAGCAAAATTTATAAAATCAGATTTTCTATTCTCTGGTATCTTACCTAGTTTCATAAAATCTGAATCTACAGTTCCTGAAAAACTCATCCTATGTTTACCTCAACTTCAAAGGGATCTATAAGATTATTACTTCGTATTTGTCCCGTTAATTTAACTACCAACCCATTCTCTGCTATAGTGGGATCAGATTCAAATATACCTAGCTTTATTATTTCAAAGAAAGGTACAAAGATACTGATTTGTGTCGTTATATCCGCTCTTAAAATTTCAAATGTTGTTATATCAAGAGGAGAAAAGGCGTAATCATCTAAATTAAGACCAAAAGAAGAGTTCATTACCCTTTCACCTTTACGAGTTAGGAATAATTGTCTCAACATCCCTCTTATTAGTTCTTTGTCCACTGATTTTGCAAAATAATCTACATTGGATACTTTTTGTACGTCTCCAAGGACTCTTTTTGTTCTAGATTGAGCAAAAGGATAGCTAATACCCATTAAAAATTTATTTTGGGAGGCTATCTGTCTCTTAGCTGCTTTAGAAGGCAAAGATCCGTAAATATTTTTGTTATCAGAAATCATTATGTTTGTATATTCTTAAAGAATCCCTTCTGAGCATTAAAGTTCTTTAATACTTCCGCACTATTTAGTGCCCTTTTATATAGCTTTAAACTCCCGACCATTCCATTAAAGCCACTTCTTAAGCCACCGTCCTTAGATCCAAGAAAATTCATACCCGAATCGGAGCTTGGGCTATATCCAAATTCTTTATTGGTCATTCCGTCTGTGTAACCGCCACCAATTATCCAAGGGGTAAACCCTGCCGCTCCTGGGGCATTCCATCTCCAGAAATCTCCCTGATATACAGCAGATGGAATATAGGTTATAGATCCTTTTGGTAAAGAATTTTCATATAAATTTGTGTAGCTGAAGCTACTAGAATCTACAGGAGACGGGATATTAGGAGGTCCTGTAAATCCAAAAGTATTAACATAATTTTGAGACAGAACCTCTACCCCATCAGAGTAAATAGCAACTCTTCCATCCCCAGAAGGATCACAAGTTATAGATAAATGCTTAAAAGTAGATGAACAATCTCCCAAAGCAGAAGTAGTCCCAGTAGGACCTGTCACATCTAACACTGCTCCCAAATATCTCTGGGGGTCGGTGGTATTTGCGAAACAATCTAAACTAGCTTTTGGTATGAAAGTTATACTACTAGTATTTATAGACCTTGTGGGTGCCATATAAAACTTTAGATCAGAATCTACAGGGTTTAGTCCAGTATCATTTGAAAGAGGTAAGTTCTTTGTAAATCTCCTATCCCTCGTAAAGCCTACCAATAAACCCTTAACGGAGTCGTAATCTTGGAATATCTCCATTCTTTCTGCGTCTGTAACCTGCTTATCTCCCCCACGGTTCTCATTACCTAAAAGAATCCTGTGCATGGAGGAGGATTCTAGAGAAGTATCCCACCCATCATAACTACTTGTCATTAATGTGGGTACATGAATCCAACAATCTAGAGTAAAACCTTCTCTCTTATAAAGAAGACTTTCAAAATCATTTATATTTTGAGGAAGCCTCATATAACTTAAAGGATTGTATGGGGACTGTAGGTACTGGGCAGAGGGAGGAGATAAGTAGTAGGACGCTTTAGTATTTGTCCCTGAGAAGAAACTACAAATACCCTTGAACTGGGCTATCCCAACTCCAGAGGGATACACGGTGTCAAAAGAGCTTGCTACTATTTGTGCATTGTATGAAGTCCCAGTATCAGCGGTATTTTCTACGCTAAAATTTATTGAGTCTGGTTTGGATTCTACATTAGCCCCTAAAAAATTATAACAAGAAATCAAATCTGTAGTTACGATGTTGTCTGTGAGGGACACTACAGGGGCTTGGGTAGATGTTACCGATGATGCCGATGATATTATTGAACCTCTTCCTGTCGTAGGAACATGTAAATGATTTATATAAACTGTTTTTAAGGCAGTGTCTTTCTTTATTGTACTTGCTATCTTTAAAGGCAGCACGACACTGGAAACTTCTCCAGGTAGAAAGGCTAACCTTGATTGAGCCTTTTCATGTATTTTTATTTGTGTGTTATCTAAGAATGAAAAATCATTAACAGGAACTTTCCCTATTTCTGCGCCTCCCAAAACTACAGCTATTTGTATTTGTTTCTTTCTTCTATTTATTTTATTTTCATAAGTTTCAATGGTTGAATTTACATTTTGCTTCGCATTACTAACCAAGGCAGAGTCTTCAGCGTACCCACTAACCAATAAATCTTTTATATAGGAAGAGGTATCATAAACTCGTCTATTTCTTTCTCCTTGAATTTGTGTTAGAAAACGATCTTTGTTATAATATTCTTTTATCTTTGGATCGTTTTCTAATTCTGTATTTTCAATATCGAATATAGTGTTAGCCCATTTATTAAATTCCTTTAAAGAAACAGATTCCCCCTTACCTCCGCAATTAGGATTATACAAATACATCCATCTTAGAGATGCTTCGGGAATAACAGATTCACATTCAACAATATCTTCTAAATTAGAAGGTAGATCAATCCCCCCATTAACAGAATCGTAGTAAATGCCTGTTCTTGTTAAAATAAACTTTTCTTTAGTACTTATGGGAGGATCTAGCCTCTCAGGTTTAACCCAGAACTTCTCCTGTGGTAGCTTTTCTTCATCTACGGTCCACCTACCTCCTGCGTCTTCACAGGCTTGCTTATCCTTGTACTGTGTCCCTAAACTGCAATAACCTCCCTGTCCAGGCATCCTAACACAAAATCCTGTCCCTTCTAGTATCTCAGCTACAGTTTTTCCTTGGCTTTCTACATATACGGATCCATCAAAGCAGGGTTCTGGGTAGTTGTCGGGATCAAGGTAACGATTATTAAGTATTTCATTGATAATATTAAGTTGTTCTTGTGATTTTGTAACAAAAGCAAGAGCATTAATTATATTTTTCCTCTCCACTGCGTATTTTGCATCTAAATCTTCTCTATATTCCTTTACTTTGTCAGGGTCCACTCCTGGTATCCATACCCCTCCTGCATCTTCACAAGAAGATGCATCAATATGATCTGCGTTTCTTCTGCCATTTATCTTACAAAAACCACCAAAGTTGGCATACTTACTAGCAAGAGCGGAGTGGTTAGATTTCAAGGATTCATGGGTTGAAAGTTGATCAATACAATTAGCTATTTGCTGGACTTTATCGACAATACCAGTAACTGTATCCCAAACCTCGCTAGCCATTCCTACCAAGCTTCCGAGAGAACCAAGAAAACCTCCACCTAAGACAGAATCACTCAAATTGCTGGTTAATGTCATCATCCCATTAGCGGTTTTTGCTTCTATTATTCCAAGTTGCAGGAACAACTTCCTCTTTTGTTCCTTAATGTAATCCTGAGCTGCTTTCTTTCCTGCTTGAATAGATTTACTTAAACTCTCTAGTGGACTTGAAGGAAATAATGCTAACACTTCTCCCGCTAAGTCAGTAGCACAAGAAGGAACTCCGAACTGAGTCTCTAAAATATCCATAGCGGGAGTCTGGTTATCAAGAGTATTAAATAAAAAATCTGCTTTTTGTCTATCAAATCCCATTAGTCTAAATCTACCCTTATACCGCTATTAATATCTATATATGGAGCATTTAATTCTATTTTCTCTCCACTTGTGATACTTACTTTCTGTGTTGCTACTATATCTACTGTACCACCAGTAGTAATAACTATTTTAGAAGCACTATATGGCGCACTTATATGTATAACAGAATCGGGACCCAGAGCCTCTAAATTAATATTATTCCATTCTGATTTTATATTAACACACCCATAACTCTCATCTCCCTTGTCTAAAGGGTTAAATCCGAATCCTGGCGGGAAAAGGTCAGGGTGTACTTGCCCTACTCCAAAAACTGAAGCCCAAGGGAGGGGTGGGTACGCCACAGACTCGATCTCATCTACCTCGGGGATGTATATAGCGTCTCCACCTCCAATAAATGAAAGTTTCCTACCTGCTGGGTTTGGGGACATAAAACCTGTAGAATCATTAAGGATTTCGATATTTCTTCCTTCTTTAACTCTAACTTCAACTCCTGCGTCCCTACTAACTATATTTGCAGGTCCGTGAGTATCTACCCTAAATTCTCCCGCTGAATATGTTCCACCTTCTACCCCTGCGGCATCTTGCTTCCCTGCTAAGATTATATGATCTTCGATTAATGCATCGTCTTGTCCTGTAGTTATATTAATAAAATCTTGAGCAGGAGTTTCACATAATTCTATCTTCTTACCAGCTCCCCCTTGAAGAGTAGTTGTTGCGTTCATCCATGCATCAGAATCCCCTCCAACTTTCTGATCTGCGATAATGATCCCGCCATTACCCTTTCCTAAAAATGCATTTTTAGATGGAAGAATATCATTGGCATAGGTGTCATCTATCCATAAAGGAAGAACAGGGGGGCTTTCAGCGTTTGCTCCCAAAGATGTAAAGTCTATCTTATCTCCTTTAGTTTGGAGAGTTGTAGCTCCCTGTGGGTTTGTGGTAAAATCAGAGTTCAATTCCTCATCATCTAGAGCGTCTGCTAGAAATCTATTGGTACCGACTATAGCTCCTAAATAATAAAGACCAGCCGACCCCCTATTATGATTTGAAGCATCTACCTCAAGAACTAAAATCTCTGTACTTGGAGTTGGTGGAGCAAAAAATCCACCGTCCACATTATTTGAGGGACTTACGTAAGTAACCCATACTGGGCTTGGGCTGTTAGGAAGAATCACCGTAAACCTACCAGTCTTTGTTATATCCTCTACGGTATGGACTGTACATCTATAAACTTGCATCTTTTAGTTCTCTAATTTGTAATTCTTAACTATATTAAAAGAAGTACTCACCTTTCCTTGGCTAACAATAAAACTAAGTCCCTGTATTGTATATTCCCCAGATAACCATTTAGAGGGTTCACGGCTATCAAAGAAATCATTTATTTTAATATCAGGTTCTCTAAAATTAATATTAATTTTAGACATTAGACTTCTAACGGGGGACATAAATTTATAATATGGTAAAGTTTCTATTTGTCCTGTAAATGTAACTTCGGATACCCTCTCTCTCATAGCTAATATATTATCTATAGCACTAGATTTTTGTATAGGATCAACGATAACGTATTGATGGTTTTCTATCGCAGAAAAATTAGCCTCAAGGTACTCCATCACACTGTCTATAAACTCTTCTCTAGTGAATCCTAGTAACGCCTCTTGAATCTCCCCTCTATCCTTAAATGGTAGTCTATCAAATATTGGAGTATTGGGAACAGGAGTCTCTTCATGCTTATCATACCAAGCCTCTACAATTCCCCGTATGTTCCCCGTGTCTCTATTTCCAGTATTCTTAATATAACTAGCTATAGATCCAAATAAGTTATTATGAGAGGCATTCCTACCTAACAAGCCATTTGTAGCTATAGTAGGTATAACATTAGCTATAAGGTATGCGTACCATGGACGTAAATCAAAGTTAAAACTTAATATATCAGAATTTATATCTCCATAAGTAAAGGTGTGCATAACAGTTTTTTCAATAACGTCAGAATATATCTCTCCCTTAAACTCCACAAATGCTTCATGCAGGGCTGCGAATAGGGTATCATTAGTAGATTTAAAATCTTTACTTTCTTTTATTTGCGAAAGATTAGAATAAGCCTCTCCTGTAGATATTAGAATAAATCTATCAAAATCTTCTTTTGTGCTGGGGGGGATACCTTTTTCAGCGAGTTTTGTATAAACTAGTTCACAAAGTTTAATCTCTGAAAATACTTGAGTTATAAAAGTATCGGCTGAATTTATTTTACTTAAAATACTTAAAGCTTGATCTTTCATTTCTTGTCTAGTTTTTCCTGTTAATCTAATATGAATATCAACTATCATCTTTTCCATTTGCTTACGAGCGTCTTGATGTGCCTCATCTCCAGTGCGAGAGAGTCCTGCCCCTGTAAGGTTGGAGGACTCTGTGGGTGTAAAATCTTCTGCTATCGTAAAACCTAAGTTCTGAAAAAAATCATAAGCTGCGTTCAAATGTAATACATACTGATCTACACTATCTATTGGTATGGGTTTTCTAACTTCCTCTATGTCTACTCCTGTTATTCTTTTGTATGCATCAGCTCTATCTAAATTATTAATATTTCCTTTGCGCCACCTTTTTAAATCTTGCTCAGTTAAGTATGCTCTGACCTTATCTTCTGCACCTTCTGCGACAAGCTGATCCAGAGTTTTTTTTATTTCCCCTAGTATCCACTTTCGTTGTTCCTCAGGAGTTCGCCTTTTCCCTTTTTTTTGGGCACGAATACCACTCTGTCTTGTGCGTGTTATCCCATGAAGGCCAAGGGATCGCAGAAGAGGAGCGTGGGACACAATGATATCACCAGCGTCTCCAATAAAATCCTCAATGCCCGCATACCACTCCGTAAGATCGTTCGTAGTCATGTAGGCCAATGCCGCCTTCTGAAGGTCCGCAAGTTTAGCCCTTCTCTGTCCCGTTTCTTCACGAGAGTACCGTTCTCTTATTCTTGCTTCCTCGGCATCGTCCCTAGCTTTCCATCCCGTAGTTCGCCATCCTGCTTTATCAAGAGTATCCCTAACTTGACCCCCATGCGCCCCTGGTATGCTAGCCATCACGCCCGAAGGAGTCTCCCCTATTTGTAAGGGTCCAAATAGATCCTTATATATCGGGGCAAATTCTGTTGCTCGATTGAATTCTTGTCCAGCCCCTCCTCTACGTAAATTATACCCCTTGGTACTAGCCATAAAATTGTTAACGGCATTGGTACAGGCAGCGGACCAAAGCCTGTCTAGGGCTTCATATACAGATTTTTGTGCTATTAAAAAAGTAGGTACATCAGTGAACTTAGCAAAAGTATCTTTTATAAGATTAAGAACTAAAATAGGGGCGCGTTCTACTACTACCAATTCATCAACATACTTGGAATCTATGTATGTTCTTTGGATAGAATAAGTTCTATTTAGATTTCCTGTTGTAACCGCTTCCTCTTCGGGGGTAGCACCTAAGGCCGTCATTCCTGAGGAGGGAGCGAATGTAAGTGTAAATATTCTTACATTATTGGGACCCAATTCATAATTTACATAAATAAGATCTACCTTTTGGGTAGGTGCCCATTTTTTGGGGTCATCTGTCTCCCCAAAAGTTATCATAATTCCATCTGTTTCCTTTGATATACTCCTATTACCATAAGAAGATATCCAATCGGAATAACTTTTAGATCCTATAGAAAAGAAAGAGAAAAATCTATCTTCAAAGGTATTAGTAGGATCTAATACTTTGACAACAAATTGCCCCTGCTCCCTTGAAGCCCCCCCTGCATTTATACTATAAGAGAACTCAAGTATATCTGAGTTTTCAATAGTAGATAAAAATATAGCTTTATGGTCCTTGTCGATGGCTTTCTTATACCACGAGAATACTGACCCTTTGGCCTCTGGGTCTTTCAGTTTTTCAAGGGCACCAAAAATATCCCCCCTATTTCTCCCAAGAATAAGTTGGGGAGTATTGATTGTCTCCCTAATAGTTGCAATTTCAGGAGTCCTACTGCTTTTTACTTCCGCTGTATTAGCCATTGGGGAGCCTAACCTCATCCTGAATATTTAAGCTTTCAAAAGGATCGGACAATCCATTAATCTCCATCACAGTCCACCAATTATCGCTGTTTCCATAGAACAGATTAGAAATTAGGTCTGGTCTGTGGTCATACCCTGCGGGGACGTACCCTGCTCTAAACATACTATTATCAGCATTACTAGTAGAATTTTCATAAATAGTAGATCCAACTGACGTTAGGATAGTCTTACCTTTGTGTGTTATCGGTATTAAATATTGTTCTCTACTCATGAGTTTATCCTTTGTGGGTCTGTAGAATTGATATTATCGTCCTTCATTACCGCCTCCCAACCTGCGAGGTTATCTCTCTTAATTGCTTTTCCTGGATTAAACTTACCAAAATCACCCGTTCTATTTTCAACAGTACTTAAAGAAATTTTTATTCTTAAAGGAAGAAGGGTCCCCATATCATAGCCAGCTTCTTCTACAACCTTAATACTATAATCTCTACATAAAAGAGGAACATCTTGATAGGATAATCCGTGTCTTAATCTAAGAGTAGGGGGACCTAAAATTGAGTTCTCAGCATTTCCAGCAACACAAGTTCTTATTAATCCTAAGATAAATGTAATAGAATCTAAAACAGTTTTCTTTGCATCCCATGTCTCGGTGTGAGTAACTTCATATTTTTTCCAAGGCCCCGCTAGATTTAATAATTTTTCCTCGCTATTAGATTCCCATCCTTCTACATTTATAGAAGCAATACCCTCTGCCAAGCTTGCGGGAGGAGCAGCGTCCGAAGGAACGCTGTGTACCCTATTAATAATTACATTAGTGCTATCATCCTGCCTACGGTTTTCTGTGCTTCTGGAAACAAAGCGTTCAAAAAATCTATTCATTTCGCTATCTTTTTTTTCTAAATTAGAAAAAGCTTTCTTTGTATTTAAAACACTTTTCCAAGAACTTTTAATATGAGCTAATGACAATATAAATTCAATATTTATAGATCTAGCGTCTGCTCCTACATGGGAAAACAAAGTTGATCCTCTATTTATTGGATTGTACTCTACTAACCGAGCTGATTTTCTTTCCGAGATTATTGGATTTTCATAAAATGGAATAAAAGTAATTGGGTTAGTATCCTCTATTTTTGCTTTTGGATATTCAAGAAAGATTCCTGATCTTAATTCTAAAGCTCTGTCTCCCCCTGGAAGAGGAGATAAGTCTTTCCATAATTTAGATCTTTCGTTGTATGTATTTACAGTCCCATCGTAGTTATATGATATACTCATTTAGTAATTCCCTCCTGTACTACCTAATGGTACACCTTGGATTCTGAATGCTGGGGGAGTGAAGGGAGAGAACGGTTCCTTGCCTATCATCTGCCGAATATCTCCAAGAATGTCGTTTGTTTCTTTTCCAGCCTCCTCCAATGGAGCAGTATCTATCTCTACTGGGGGGGCAACATTAACTTCCTCTGGGGGGGAGTCCATGGCTGAGTTAATAGAAGATCGGGTACTACTGGTTACTTTCCCTTTATTAGTTCCCGTTCCTATTGCAGCCCCTCCTGTAGTTGTCGTTGGTGTCGTCGTTGCTGTCGGACTTGTAGCTTTTGTAACAGGAGTAGGAGGATTACTTCCAATGGCCGATCCCCCTGCGCCACTATTCCACTTACTTTTTATAGTGGAAGCCGTCTTATTCATACTGGCCGTGACACCTCTCATGCTTTTGGCAATCTCTTCAAAACCAAAAAAATCAGCAACCTTTTGTATCCCAATTATAAGAAGTTTACCAAATCCAAAAACTACTTCACCAAATATCCTAAAAGCCTCTTTCAATGCTCCCCTCAACCACGCTGCTCCAAAAAGTTCTTTTACGCTAACAAAGAATTTTGCTCCTTCATTAATAAAGGGAGTTACAATTTCTCTCTTTATCATGTTCCAAGTATTAGTTAAATCTTGTTGTTCTTTTGCTTTTCTTTTACTCTCTGCGTGTAACCGAATTGATAATTCTTTCTCATTTAATCCTTCTATCTCAGCTTTACCTAGAAGCATCTCAGCTCTTTTAAGTATTCCTTCTCTAACAGCAATCTTACTTGCTAAATCACCAAAAGCTCCTTTCATTGCTTCGTTTCCGATAATAGCGGTTCTACCATTTTTAGATAACAAACTTTGCGCCATAGACCCCTGCTCTAACATTACTTGAAGCATCTCCGCAGACGTAGCGTTGCCGTCCAATATAGAATTCACTGGGAAGCCCATTGCTATGGATTCTGTGATGCCGCCCATAGTAAATTGACGATTAAACGTATTCATTGCTTCACCAAATAATGCTTGGTCGGGCAATAAACCTCTCATCATTGTAGTGAACTCTCCCGCTGCGGCAACAGAGCCGCCAGTTGCAGCAAAAAGATTAGTAGTTGATCTATTTAAGCTTTTTAAGGCACCTACTAACTCAGTTCTCGTCATATTAAATGTTCTAGAGTTATTTTCCACAGCCGTGAATAGCCTACCTTGAGCTTCAGTAGACTCCCGTGTTCCGATAGTGGCATTAAGAATACCTTGGCCCCACGTATTAAAATTCTCTCCTGTGGCTAGGGAAACTTTATACATCTGCTGCACAGACTTAGTGTTAAGATCCAAACCAAGTCTATTGGCCTGTAATTTTAGAATCATCGCCTCATAAACATTAGCAGGAACACCAGACTTTTGCATAGTGTCTGATAGTGTGTGCATGTCATCAGACATGGAGTTAAAGGATGCCCCAAACCTAGCACCCACCTCCTCCATCTTCGCGCCCATAGTAACAGCATCAGTAAATAAACTAAGGAGGTTACCTACTACACCCCCTAACACCCCTTTTAAGTCGGCTGCTATGCCTTTTAAATCTTTTAAGAAGACATTAGATCCCTTAGTATTCTTATATATTTTTTCTAGCCACTTATTATCTTCTTCTGATCTTGCCATTATCTTAATACCTTACAGTGTACAATTTTATTAGATATGAAAGTTCTAAAATTTCTACTATCTAATTTAGTTTTAGATTTAATCTTAACATTTATCTCTTCCATAAAATCAGACCAAAATCTCCATAACCGTCTAAAATACTTTATATGTTCTTCGGCTTTATATCTTACTATTTCTTGTCTAGAATTCATATCTTCTGAGTGTACCTTTTTTAATAATATAGCTTGTTCTTCCATAGAATAATTATCAAGTAAAAAAGTGGTTATTAGTAAATTTCTTGTATGTCTAGCCGTGTACAACCCCTTCGGGGATCTGGGCGTAGCGGCCACAAGAGCCGTATAATCGTATCTAGTTCCTGAATATGTAAAACTTATCAAATCACCTACCCTTACCTGAGTAGGTAGTATTTTTTTAATAACAACAGGAGTTTGACCCCCTTCAGCTACCTGAGAACTGAGATAATCAAAATACTTTTTATTTTGTAGAAAATTTCGGCTTCTCATATACTCTTATATACTATATTATAAGGATTTAAATGTATTACAATGATTCCAAGGATTTTGTTGATTTTATTGATATTATTAATTTTACTTTAGATGCTTCATTTCTAGAAAAATGGAGACATAAATATAGTGAAAAATTTATAACATCCTTCCAAATGAAGGTTTTAAAATCTCTTTCAGACAGAAAACCCTTAAAAAAAGAATCCCTAACTAATTTCTTTAAAAAGAAGTTAAAGTACTCAGAGGAGCAAATATCAAACTTTTACGAATCAATAGATATATCATTATATCATCCATTAATCCTCTGATTCTACTTTTTCTTCCTATCCTCGTGTTTCCTCTTTGATTCTGCTATTTGATGTGGATTAGAGAATTCGGGACACATAGAGGAGTATCCACACCACCAGCAATACTCATTCTTTGAAGGGGGAAACTCTTCCTTCTTCTTTTTTCTTATTTTCCAAACAGTATCTATTTTATTCCTTAAATAAGAACTTATCTGAGCCCATGAAAACCTAACAGTAACCAAGTTACCAGTTACAGGGTAGAAGTGAGCTACCGTTATCTTATCTATTGGAACTTTGAACAATTTATGGACAGCGTAAGCATATCCTTGCATTTGGTGGTTTTGGTATAATTCATGCTTCTTCAGCTCCCTCTTCCCTGTTTTATAATCAATAACTAAGTATTCACCCTGAGGACTTTTCACTACTCTATCAATAATACCATTGAGACTAATATCATTCTTCTCATCGTACTTTATATCATAAATCAGTTCTACTCCGACTGTTTCCGTCAAAGGTCCATTAAATTTAAGAAAATTTCTTAAGCACGTTTCTGTGTTGCTATCTTTTTTTTCTGTAATTTTATAGTTTTTCTTGACCTCGGCTGCTATAGTAAGTAGGTCCTCTAGGGAGGTCTTCTGGTACCCCTTTTCTAGGATCTTGTGGATATAGGATCCAAAGTCTAAAGCATCTTTGTTTTTTGACATTTCCTTATATCTATTTATGTATCTAAATTTGTATTTTAGATTACACTGCATGAATGTGTTGGCCTTAGACTCTGAGATAGTTTTAATGAACATAATTTCTCCTAAGTATATAAGAGAGTATCTTGACCATAATTTCAGAAATTCTGGACGATACTCCTCAGGCGGGCGAGAATTTACAATGCCCTCCATTTTTGTGGACGATTGGAAAAATAAATTTTCTATAAATACAAGCACAGGGATGTGGCAAGACTTTAAAGCTCATAAAGTAGGTAATTTTATACAATTTGTAGCCCAAGTTGAAAAAACCTCTTACAAAAGAGCAGAGGCAAAGATTTTGTTTGAGGTTCTTGCCGACGACTCCCCAGATCCTAAACCCTTTATTGAGGATATTTCTACATCTCTAGATGTGGATATGTCCTCTTGGGTTCCTATAGATATATACTCTTGCTACTCTAAAGATTCTTTAGTTCAATTGGCTTGGAAATATCTTTGGGGCAGAAAAATGTTTCATACCGAGGAAACAGAAGATGAGCCCTTCTACGTAGCTACAGACGGGAAGTATAAAAATAGAATCATCATACCTTTCAAGAAACCTTCAGGTGACCTATTCTTTTTTCAGGCAAGGGCTCTGCTTGAAGAAACTCCGAAGTATCTAAACCCCGACAGTACCCAAGTTAGAGCCTCCAGCGTTTTATATCCTTTTCAGAGCGATACTACAGTGCTTATTTGCGAGGGTCCTTTGGATGCGAGGTCTCTCCAGTTAGCAGGTGTTAACGCTACCTCTACCATGGGAAGTTCGCCGTCTCAGATTCAGATAGAAGAAATAAGAGATATGGGGTGTGAACTTGTTATTGCTTATGATAATGATACAGCGGGAAAAATGGGCGTAGATAAAATAGAAAGAATGAGAAGGGAGTTAATGATGCCATCCATAAAAATATGTCTTCCTCCCAAAGCTTATAAAGATTGGAATGAAGCGTGGAGAGAGGACATGGATTTAAAACAATATGTCCGCGAAAATACTAAAGACTACGACATAGAGTACCTAATCAACACTCAGATAGAACCTAGGTGATATAATCTTTTCACCATTAGCCATGTACTGTATTTGGACAGCGTAAGTTCCCTTAGCTTCTCCAAAGCTGCTGGAGGTAGGAATATTACTTGTATCCCATGTATAAATCAGGGTTCCATCTGAGGTTACCTGAACAGAACCAAGAGTGTCAGCAAAGGAATATACAGTAAATGGACCCTCTAGAGAAGTATTATCATTAACCTTGGTTATTTTAAAAGCACCTTCAGTAATCAATGTGGATTTCAAAGTGTTAATTATAGATGAATCTATATTTCTATTCTCCACCGTTAGCTCTACAGGAGCCTTGAGATCTATTTTTTCACCTAGTCTCAGATGTTTGTTTGCTAATTTTGTACTGGTTCTAAGTAAAAGAGGTTCTGTTATAGAAAAGAATGTATCTTGATATAAAGACCAAGAATGAATAAAGCATTGGTATTGAGATCCAGCCAAAAGTTTAACTGTCCAAACATCAATATAAGATGTGGCTGCACTGACAGAAGCAGATTCTACTGTGGTACCTTCCCAACCTCCCGAAAGGGCTTTATCCATTCTAAGGGGTGCTACATAGTCTCCTGTTCGCATTTTAAAAATACCACTAGCATTAGAAAAATCGGCTGCGTTGGCATGTCCCCAAGTAGCAACATAGTCTGATGGCGCATTACCGTAGAACGCATTTGGAGCAAATTGCATTAGGGGTGATGCTGATACGAGGTTATCAGTAGGAGTGAAGAGCGCACTGGAGGAGTAGGAGCTTAATTTAAAAATAGATACTGAGCTAACGTCCACAGGATCTACTAATTGTCCGTCATTATAAAATAAGGCTCGTAAAGCTACCTTACCGCCTACTGGGGGGTTCTCATGTCTTTCTGGGAAACTAATTCCGTTTAGTGCTATCATTTTGCTCTTCTATATCTTCTCTGAGAAACTCAAATAAATAACTTCTATCTAAAGAGGTCATTTTCTCAATATCAGTTTGGTTAAATCCTACCTTATATACTAAGATAAAGGCTTGTTTTAGTAACTCTTTTACTGATTCACAAGATATTAGCTGTCCCCGAAAAAATTTTCCGTTAAAGGGATCTCCACAACTTGCTCTGCCCCACAGCCGCATAGATAGTTAATCTCATTTTGGAGACCGTATCCCTGCATTCCTATAATTTTTAGTATAGAGTGCATATCTTTTATAGGAAGCCTATCCATAACAGCAGATATAACTGCACTTTCTTTTATTCCGTCTACTTCTGGAATAAATCTCCATATATTTTTACATAAGATATCAAAATTTAGTAAATACTCTTCTTGCCTTACTCTGGGAGGGAAAATCTTTATTTCTTTATTTATTTCTTCTAACTTGAGAGTTATTGGTATTTCTCCCTCTAAATTATTTACTTTTAAAATATTTAAATCTATTTCGAGGTTCCCTTCTCTGGAGCACGTCTCACAGGTAATCCCCATATTAATTTCAGATCCCGTGCTGATCTCTTTTAATTTATAAATTAGATAGTTTCTATCTATTAGAAATAAAGAATCTACATCAATGCCCTTTATACATCTTTCTAAGATATAATTCATAAAGTTCTTATTTTTATTTATAGGACTTAAAACCGCTTTCTCATCTCTAAATGTAAAAGGTCTTATGGTAATACTATCTGTCTCATACCATTTGCACTTTGTAGGTACTTCTACTTCGATATACTCCATATTTTCTTTTTTATCACCCAAAATAGAGTGAACGGCAGCAAGTTGCTCTGGGGTTAAATTACTATTTTCCATTTATTTCTCCAAAATATTTTATATCTATAATATAATAGTCCTATGAAGATACTCGTTGGAAATCAAAAATCTAAAATAATAACAGATAATCCTAAGCTATTCACAGCCCTACAACGATTATATACCTTTCAAGTCCCTGGTGCCACTTATTCACCTTCTTATAGGAGAAGATCTTGGGATGGTAAGAAGAGATTCATCAGTAATGCAGGGATGTTTAGAACTGGTCTTCTTCCTAGAGTCTTAGATCACTTAAAAAAAATAGAATGCACTCCTGAGATAGAATATAGAGACAAGAAAACCAACACCCCAGACATGGCTCATTTTGATAGTATGAAATACTACGACTATCAGGAGACATTAATTATAAAAGCTTTAAAAGAGAAAAGAGGGGTAATCTCTGCCCCTACGGGATCTGGTAAGACTCTTATTATGGGGGGACTGATTAAGAGTTTAGGTGATAAAAAAATGGTTATCCTCTTTAACTCTAAACAGCTATTAAAACAATCTTATGATTTCTTAAAGGATGTATGTGGTATAGAAAATATAGGATTATGTTTTGGAGAAGGCTACATATATGGCGATATAATACTTTGTACGGTTCAAAGTATAGAAAAGATAATTGATACACACCTAGAAACAGCCGAGGTTCTGATGGTAGATGAATGTCATGAATTTTGCTCAGGGAAACGAACTCTCCCTGCTATTCAATCATTTCCTAAAGCTATATGGAGATTTGGGTTTACAGCCACAATACCCTCGGAACCTATAAAAAAATATGCATTAGAAGGTGCTTTAGGGGGTACCATAAAATCTGTTAGTACCAAAGAACTAGTAGATAAAGGAAAACTTACAAAACCTATAATTCAAATTATAGAGAGAGAATATCTCGCAGACGGAGAAGATATTCATGAAAATTATATAGAGATATATGATAAATATATTGTTTTTAATAAAGAAAGAAACAATAAAATAAAGGAGATAGTAGATGAAATCAGAGAAAACGGAGACAGATCTCGCATACTTATACTTACCAAATCACTTGATCACGGAAGAGCCTTGGAGAAGTTGCTTGCTGACGGGCAAGTACAGTTTCTTGAAGGTGCAAACTCAGTCTCAGAGCGGTATAAAAATATTTCTAAGTTCCGAAGA